GGTATGAGGTGTTAATGGGTACCATCTCGATTAGGTTTATTGATTATGTACACCAGTTACAGAATATCTTTTATGAGTTAACTGGAGAAACCTTAAACATTAAACTTTAGGACCATGAAAAACCTACCCATTAGTAAGTTTGAAAAAGCCAATAGAGTATATCAACAAATACTGGTTATTGACGAAGAAATACTTCACATCGAGAAAATAGCCAACGATGTATTAACCGAGAAGTGTTCCATTCGGTTTAGTATAATCATCAACAAAGAGTCAAATAAAAAAGAAGAGACTCCAGATATAAATACTTATGACCCTCGTGAATATTTATTAAAAAGTTTTGGAATTTTCCCGATTAAATCTCCTGTAGATAACACAATAAAAACATCGGACACATTAACCGATGTGGAGTGTTTGAATGTACTTGGGAGTATTCTTGGGGTTAAGTACGAGAAAAGAAAAAGCCTATTAGCCCAAATGAATAAACTGGGAGTAGAAATATAGGAGGTAAATATGAAAACATATGTACTAACAGTTTCAAGGGTATTCCCTTCGACTCATAAAAGGAAAGGAGAGGAAACTGGATTTGTTGAAAAAATCATATACGTCCAAAATGGGATGGATTTATGTTACCAAAAAATACACACCATCCGTTCAAACTACCCACTATGGGAGAAGCGAATAAAAGAGGTGCAGGAAGGTAAGGCTTTACTATCGCTTAGGTACTGGAGCGGGAAACCATACAACTCGAAGCAAGTTGAGTTTGCAAGGCTTGATAATGATTCTGGGATTGGATGCGTTGAGATAAAATTTGCTTTTAAAGACATTATGTGCCCTTGGTTGTGTAGTGAAAAAATTAGAAATGGAGAACCTTGGGATTTTAAAACAGAAACTATTGCTAAAAACGACGGCCTTTCAGAAGAGGATTTCAAAGAGTGGTTTAAAAAGTACGACCTATCAAAGCCAATGGCAATAATTCATTTTACAAAATTCCGGTACTAATCATACACAATGGATAAGCAGTTAACCATATTCGATCAACTAATAGGACATAAAGCCAAAATGGTTAATAGGGATGGAGTAATAGTTATGGTTAACGAAAATGGAGATTGCTACCTGCATCATTGTTTTGAAAAAAATACACCAGGTCCATTCATTAAAAAGGAATACGCTTACTCAGTATGCTATCCGATCAATGAAGTACATTTTATTGACTGATTATGTCAACACAAGGGAAATTATTTGAATGTCCGGTAGAAACTAAAAAAGAAACTGGAAAAACCTGTAGAAGTTGTCAATTCAGGTATAAGCATCAGTACGGCAAAATGTTCTACTGTCGCAAGCAGAAACAAAAAGGAACCGCCTACGGTGACAAGAAAATTAAAGCAGGGGATATAGCCTGTAGTATGTATAACAAATTATAAAATAATGAACCTACTTTATGTTGATCTTTTTGCTGGGGCTGGAGGTGTAACTACCGGAATAGAGGATGCTATTGTAAATGGTGAAAAAATTGCCAAAGTTATAGCGGCAGTGAATCACGATCCTTTAGCTATAGCTAGTCATGCCGCAAATCATCCAGAAACACACCATTTTATAGAGGATATTAAAACACTTGACGTTTCTATACTCGCTTCCATTGTAAGAGAGTACCGCACAAAATATCCAGAAGCATTGCTAGTTCTTTGGGCGAGTTTAGAGTGTACTAATTTTAGCAGAGCCAAGGGAGGCATGCCGAGGGATGCAGACAGCAGAACATTGGCAAATCATTTATTTAGATACATAGAAGGACTTAATCCTGATTACATACAAATTGAGAATGTGGAGGAGTTTATGAGCTGGGGTCCGTTGGATGATAATGGCCGACCAATATCGAGATTTGAGGGAAGGGATTATCTGAAATGGGTTAATTTAGTTAAGAGTTATGGGTATGATTTCGACTGGAGATTATTAAATTCAGCCAATTACGGGGCATATACTTCAAGGGTTAGGTATTTCGGCCAATTTGCAAAGCATGGACTCCCTATTTCATGGCCTGATCCAACCCATTCAAAGAAACCTCAAGGGGGATTATTTGGTCAACTAAAGCCTTGGAAGCCTGTAAAGGATGTATTGGATTTTTCCGACGAAGGGGAGACTATTTTTAATAGGAAAAAGACACTTTCCGACAAAACACTTGCTCGAATTTATGCTGGACTTGTTAAATATGTAGCTGGAGGGCGTAAATGTTTTCTTTCTCAGTACTATGGGAATGGAGGGGTTTGTTCAATTGAGGCTCCTGCTACCACTCTAACCACAAAGGACAGACTGGCCTTGATATGGATTGACAAGCAGTTTAGTGGAGAGCATAATCACCAAAGCGTAGATGTTCCATTAGGTTCTATTACTACAGTACCAAAGGCTAATATGATAAAGGCATTCATTGTTGATACCCAATTTAACAATGTTGGTCAGAGTGTTGAAAACCCCATAGGGGTAATTACAGCCAATCGCAAATGGCACTATCTGGTTAATCCATCGTGGGGTGGAAATCTGGGAGATATTAATAACCCATGCTGTGTAATAGTGGCTAGACAGGATAAAGCACCGCTTTACATGGTTGCCGTAGAGCAGGGCAAAATTGCCATACCTGTGTATGAAAATGACAGTGAGATAATGATCAAGATAAAGGAGTTCATGGTCATTTATGGCATTGTTGATATTAAGATGAGAATGCTTCGCGTGAAAGAGTTGAAGTTAATTACAGGATTCAGCGACAGCTATGTGCTTATGGGGAATCAGTCTGATCAAAAGAAATTCATCGGAAACGCAGTTCCTCCAAAATTGCCTAGAGCAATTGCAGAATCATTAGTGAATAAATTGTTGAATGTTAAATTAAATGTAGCGTAAGAAACCTAATTCCAAATTTATTAATAATACAATAAAACACCTTTTAAAAACAAAATTATGCAAAGAGAACTAGCAAAAGACATCCCTCAGGGGAATCAAAGAGTCGCTTTCCTAACGGATAACTGCGATAAGGTAGAGGAAAAAGGCTACATGAAACGCTTCACCCAGGAGCAGCTAAGCCAAATGAAAGAGGAACTTTCCGAAACCGCCATCAATATTAACGATATTGAGGAGGAAAAGAAAATTGTTCTGGAACAATTCAAGGAAAGACTAAAGCCTTTAACTGAGGAAAAATTCAGACTTCTTAGAGGTCTAAAGAATAAAGCAGAACACGTTACCGAAAGATGCTTCAAGTTTATCGACTTGGATAACCGAGAGGTAGGATACTTTAATGAGGATGGGGAACTGATCGAAAGCAGACCAGCCTATGCAGACGAGTTGCAAGGAAACCTATTTAGGATGAAAGCAACCGGAACAGATAACTAATAACCTATAACAATAAAATCTATGAAAACAGAAAACGTTCAATTTAATTTTTCAGCGGGTATGAATAAGGCCGAGGTAATTATCCGCGAGGTAAGCACCGTTAATGAACTTCCGGTTAAGGCTCCGATAAAAACCAACATATTTGGAACAATTGGAGCTCCTTACGCTTTTCTCTCGAAGCGGAAAGATGTTAAAGAGCAAATTGATCAAAATAGGTGCCATATCCTTGTTGACCGTAATCAAATTAGTATTATACTAATTATCAATGAGGATGAAGAGTACCATAGGGGAACAGTAATCGGAAGTCTTGCGTTTAACCCAAAATTTGAGGAGTTCAGAATTAATAATGATAAGGTTTGGACTCCTACGCAGCTCGGCATGTTCTTTAAGATGAACAGGGCTTTCTTCCCAGAAAGGGATGTTAATATGAAGCTGGTTTCTGACCTTATGAACTTCACAGCCAATGTTAACAACAACATTGAAAGATCGGCAAATGAAAAAGGTGATCGGGTGGATAAGTTTGAGCAAGTGGTTAACTCCAATCTACCGAAGTCTTTCAACCTTGTAATCCCAATATTCAAGGGTATGCCAGCAGAGAATATTGAGGTTGAGACTTTCGCTCAGGTTAACGGCAGGGAAGTTTCATTTGCCCTTATTTCTCCAGGCGCAATGTCAACACAGGAGGAAATACGCAACAGGATTATTGATGAGCAACTTAAATTAATTGCTGAAATCTGTCCTGAGATAGCAATTATTGAGCAGTAGTAACACTTGTGGTGTGTATTGCATAAACATCAGAACGTGGGAGGGGAAATGCAATACACACCTTTATGTTTAATATTAAGAACCATGAAAATATTCGTAGAATCAAACGGCAATGTTCACTTTTCTGGAGACGAAGAGGGCAAATTAGAATTATTTACACAGAGAGATGTGATCATAAACACAATTGATGGATCGCTTGCCTTAAAGGAGGGTGGTGGAGTTTTTGACGATATAGAAGCCTATTCTATTAAGGTTGATGAGTATCTGAAAAGTTTAAATGGTAATTAATAACTAAAATCATGGCAGAAAGATTAAAATTATTTGTATGGGAAGATGCTTTATCAGATTATACTGATGGGATTATGTTCGCATTTGCTCCAGATGTTGAAACTGCAAGAGAATTAATTATAGAGAAAGGAGTTGATTCAGAAGAGCCAGATTTATTATCAGAACCAAGAATTATAGAACAGCAAGAAGGATTTGTAATATATGGAGGTGGTTAATTACAAACTTTATTTCTTATTAAAATCAAATGAAAATTGAAGATATAGAACTAGGCAGAGAGTATTTAAGAATACATACATATCCTGGTCAATCATCACAGCACTTTAAAGCGATAAAAAAAGAGAAAGATCGCGTCCTATTTATTCAAACATTCCCAAAGGAATTTCATAAAGGATTTGGACAAACCTATACACTGAATAGAATTGAATGTGAAAGATATATTCATCCACTTTAATTAATTTTTTACGACAACATTATATGAATACAATTAATCGAATATACAGAGTGCCTTACATGAAAGATAAATTTTCGTATGTAGGACTTTTAAGGAACGAAAAACGATTTAACATAAACGACAAAGTATTTTTCTCAATAAATGGAAGTGAAATTGCTTTTGGTCGCATTGTCGGAGTCGAATTGCCTCCAGTTGACAATCCTGAATACCTGTACAAAATTGAATTGCCAGAAGAACTTATAAAGCAAAGAATGGAACATAAAGAGTTTTATGAGGGTAAAGAAATTGATAAAGTAATATTGAATTGTGAATCAATTTTTTCAACAGTTCAAGAGGCTAAAGAATCAGCTCTAGCAAACCTCGAAAGAATGGCAAGAATACAGCAAAGAGAAATTGAAAAATACTTTGGTCAATTTTCAGAGTTGTCTCAAGATAATCGCTAATAATAAATTATAGACTCAGGAAGGGCTTTGCGGGAAGGAATAACAAACAGAAACCAATGAAAAAACAAATACTAATAGCAGGAAGTTGCTGTAAAATTTGCAAACATATGGGTTTGCGCAGGGATGCGTCAAGTGAAGTTTAATTTAAAATTTTGGATATATGAAAGCAGGAGATACTATTATTTTAGATGACGTTGCAGTAGTTACGGTTGTTTGGTGCAATGAAACACTGATGCAAGTAGAGTATAAAGATTTAACTAGGAGATTGCTTACAATAGCAATGTATGACATAAAAATTTTAAAGTCAACGTAACGCAATTTGCCTATAACGTTGGTGGTTGGCGTTCGTTGCCGACCTTAATTTAATAGATAAATTAACTTAAAAGCAGAAATATTATGAATACCGAAAAAGTATCAAAAAAGCAAAAAGGCAATGACGTTAACCACGTGTTACCTGCTGTTTTTGATTCTGTTGAACATGCCGTAAAAACGCTAAAATTAGACAGAAGGCATAAATGGGAGGAATGGAATGGTGAACTATCTTACCCTTACAAATATTCACACACTTGCACTGGTTGCGATGGCGGTGGATGTAATGAGTGTGGGTATCACGGTAATTCAATAACTTATGTACCTGTACCAGCCTTTATGCCTGACGGCTCAATTGTCAAAGTGCGTTCTTTAAAATAGCAGGTAACGGTTGCGTATTGGCTTTGCTGCCAACGGGATTATAATTAATAACCAAACACTTTAAATTATGAAGAAAGCATCTAAAAAGAATGAGGGCAATAAAGTTAATACGCTGTTACCTGCTGATGCAGTTAAATTAAAGTTAACCCCTAAGCAGAATGCAGTAATTTTTTGCCTTCAAAATGGATGGGAATTAATTACTGACATGGAAATGTGCGGGGCAATAGTTGCCAATAACACAATGGAATACAGAATAAATAACGGATTATTCTTTAGATTAATAAACATGGATTTGATATATCAGGGAGGTAGTGAAACTAGGCACTCTTTTACTTTAACGCCACTAGGCAAAAAATGTATAACGAAGCAAGTTTCATTCAACATAACAAAGTAGCATTTGCAGGTAACGTAGAATGCAAGTGAAGTTTTTTAACCGACTTAAATACTAAAATTATGAACTTTAGAAAAGAATTAGCCAGAGAATTAAACCTCGGAGCAATTGCGGAAGAAACAATGCTCCAAGATTATATAATAGCCTGTGAAGCGATTGCGGTTAAATACCACAAAGAACAGGTTAAAAAATTGCATTTGCATAGTGTTAGCAAGTGCGTGGATGTCGAGCGAGGGCATTCGGTTTGCTGTACTAAGTGTGGTAAATCGTTAAAACCAATATATATGTGTACTGCCTGTGTAGATACGGAAATGCAAAATAAGTTAAAGCAAACTGATTGCTAACGCTCGTGGTTGATGCCGTTTGTGCGGCGTACTTCCGCACAAAAGCAAGGCATCTAAACGCCAGCGAGAGCCGCACGAATGGCATTAACCTTTTGTTATTGGTTGATTGAGTTACGAGTGAAGAGTAATAACATTGGCGTTTATCCACGAGCGTTATAGGCAAATTAGCAGACCGAGAGCAAACGTACTTTGTTTGCGTAGGGATGCGTTAAGTGAAGTTTAATTTAAAACATTTATAGTATGGAAATAACAGGCGCAATAATAATAGTGCAAATAGATAACGACAAGGCTTATCAAGTCGATATAAGTAGCGATAACGTTAAGGCACTTTTAGCTATGTATCAATATAGTAATGACTGCTCTATTAAAATACTTGATAAGCCTTTAATCGGTTTGACTTTAACCAAAAATGTTTTAAAGTCAACGTAATGCAATTTGCCTATAACTATGTTATTAAAATACTTATTTACTAAATAACTGACTAATAATGAATGATATAATTAGTAAATGGGTGGTTAATTATAAGGATTGGCAGATTGCCATAACAGAGGACGAGAGAGTATTCTGTCTAAAAAGCAATATTGAATTAGTAGAGTACTGGAACAACGGCACAATTTCCTACAGACTCCCAAACACCTCTAAAAGAATAGGCGTTAAAACAATGAGGGAGAATTGTCAATTAAAGCAGGTAACTATTGAAAAGTATTGTCCATTTTAATCAAATTAAACTATGAAAACAAGAGTATTTGAAAGTTATGGAATTTATATATCAATTGTTTTTGTAAGAAATTTAGACCGTGAACCAGCATGGAGGTTTGTCATCGAAAATGTTGAAGATGTTTTATTTGAAAGTGGAAAATATTCTGAATATCCCAAATGTGAATTAGAATCGTTAAAGAAAGCTGTTGAGTTTTTATAAAACATTATAGAATAATAAACTAAAACTATGAAAGCATCAGAATTAAGAATTGGGAATAAATTTGAATGCATGGGAATGATTCAAACTGTCTTTGAAATTTGCGATAATACCGATAGAGGCAGAATAAAGCAAGCTGGATATGAATATATTATTAGGTGTGAGGAAAACGGCAACCAGTATAAACCTATAGAAATTAAGCCAATACCCATAACAGCAGAATTGTTACTACGATTAGGTTTTAAAAATGATGATGGTGATTTCGTCTTGGAATATAATAGACAAGCGTTTATGATTTCAAAAGCCCAGGATGAAGATTTATTACTTCTTTATCGAGAAGATATAGGGTTTTCCTTTAATGTGTTGAAATTTATTGAGCATATTCACGATTTACAAAATTTATACTATGCGCTGACAGGTGAAGAACTTACTTTAAGCGACATATAAACTAACCCAATACAACCATGAACCAGTACATTAAAATTGCAATCTTAACATTACTCATTACAATATGTGTTAATGTGGCTATCTATGTACCCAGAATGATAATACTATCAAATTTGGAGTACAAGAGGACTTTTGTTCACTCTGTTTATGTAGGAAGTCTCAACGGTAAATCGAAGGAAATTAACCTTGGAGTTGTACTGGAAATATCGAAGTATAACGCATGGTTAGCCCGGATGAAATGGTTAAGGAGCCAAGGCTTGAGAGTCTGGATTCCGGTAGATATTGACAAGGAAATATTCTATGAGCAGTAAAATAATTAATACATTTGCCTAATGAACTCCATCGAGCAAAAAATATACAACCATGCCAAGGGAATAATACCTCAAGCATTAATTAGGGTAAAGCAGATTGAAACGAAGGCAAGGCTTATTAATATTCCATTCTCTTGTGATGGTTGCATTTATCGCTTAATATTTGACAAAGAGGTCAATGGGTTCACAAAAATAATTTATTCAAATGTTAAAGGGGGTCATATGACCTTGGAGCGAGTAAGTAGTGTTGGGTATTTTGATGATATTGAGGTGGGTGAAATAGAAATATGTAGATAGATGGTAGCAGTTTAAATAAAGTTAGTTTAAAAAAGAGGAGCAATACCTCTTTTTTTTTGTGGAATAATGCAAAAAGATATGTAAACGACCGTGTTTTTTAGCATAGGCTTTGTTCTTAGGAATAAAATGTAAAAATCAATAAGTTTACCTATATCAATTCTTTTAGTATTATGAATCCTAAATGTAACGAGTGTGCCTTTAATTGCCCTGAGGTTATTCAGAGCCTTTTAATTTTATCTAATATGGTTTGCGATGTCTGCAATTGCGAAGATGTAACAGAGGAGCGTAAAATAAGAGTAAAAACTGCCTACCAAATTTTAGAAAAATCAACCCTTGATAAGTGTATAAACAGAGAATGTATATGCATAATTATTTAACATGCTGATATGTAGATAAATACAAATATGCAGTGTAACAATAAAGGTCACTTATGAAACAGTGACCTTTATTGGCTATAAAAGAATATGGATACAGCAGTAATTATAGGCTGAAATTACCCATTCCATGTAGTTGTTAAATCTGTATCTAGTCTATCCATCTGCATTAGCGTGGGTTTACATCCATGAACTAGCACTGTATATCTGCATGATCGCTGTGTTTTGGTAATATGGACATCTACAACAGAGGATTGAATGAACGATTTACCATTGTTCAGGAAGATTAAACCCTCCTCGTTTAGCTGTCCATACAGAAGAGTAGTTATCCTTCCATTGTTGCCTGTGATAACCTCTCTTAATACTGCCCTATTGACTTTTTTCTCGTCAGTATTGCCAAATCCACATGGTCGGCTAATAAGGAGTACTGGTAGGTTAATGCTTTCCTTGCCTAGTTCAACCAGATCAACGCTGTTGTTTCTGCTTATTAAAGCGTAGGTGTTCGGCCAGTTATTTGCCATCAGGTCGAATGACTCCGATCTCTTGTACCATAAACCAGAGTCGAATCCGAATATATAGGAGTACTGGTAGGTTGGATTGCTAACTATTAACTCCTCGTTGATGTAGTCCACCGCAAGGGTGCTACCCTTTAGGTATGTTAAAAAGTCCACCTGGGATAAAGCATCATCATTCCCGAATAGATCAACCATGAGCGTGTTGAATAGATCGTTATTCACCAGATTATTGCTTACAGGACCGTTAACTGGATTGCTGATTAACTTAAAGGACTCTCCGTACAGGGAGATTATCCCTTTGTCGGTTGGGAATAGTATTCTCCCATTGTATGAAGTGGCTTTGCCTACCACTACCTCATCAGTTACAGGGATTACTCTTAGAACCATTACTTCGCCAGTTCCTATCTCCAGCGCAAATACTCCAGTAGTAGTAAATACTATCATGGGGTGCTGACCATATTGGAGCGCGGATAATGGCTTAGAGTTGGATATTAATTGCAGGATTGAACCATTCCCCACCCTGTAGGAGTTCTTTGCCTCGAAGTATAGCGGATTATTAACAGCAGATACCTGTATTCGGTTATTGTCGGGAATGGAGTTAATAAATATATCTGAGGCTATTTCTAGCTCTGTGTACACTGTGGGGTATTTCCATGTCATTTGATTGAACAAATCCCAAGACATCCTCACGTAATCGGTATGCCTAGTTCTTTCCCCAGAAGTTCTTGTTGTAGAGGTAGGGATTGTTTCATCTATATCGGGCTGATAACCCATTAAAGAAAAGGAGTAGTTGAAAGAAGGGTGAGGTGTCATATCAGACGAAAAAGCAATGTATGTACTTCCTCCATCCGGCTTTACCAGAATATTAAACTTAACAGCCCTGCTATCTGGATAGTAAATACAGAAAGGAAGGTTTAAGTGAGTATCGCTATTAGCATAACCATCGCTTCGTAAGTGTATATTACCCACAGAGGTTTTCAGGATAAACTCAAACCAAACAGTCTTACTAACTCCTCCCGGATATGAAGCGGTATTGTATGATTTTGGTACCGGAGAAAAGTAGTTGATTATGCCTCCCATCCATAGTCGGGAATTATAGATAAAAGACGATGATGCATACATTCTGATGTCTGATAACTGCTCTGTAGGCATAGAATCCTTGGTGTGAATGGCCGTAATATCCCCCAAACTTATTGTTGTGGGCGATACAATATCTAAATCATCTAAAGGAATTGTATGAACCTTGTAGAGCTGCGTGTCTTTAATCATTAGGTCGGGTGTAATGTTTTCATCATCCTCAATACTCTCGTTTAATTCCCAGGGAGAAACATTTCCACCGTTACTTCGTCCGTAATAATAATCATCTCTTTGGTTATTGTACGATTTGATTCTATGATAAACCCTGCTCATATAAATATTTACACCCATTACCAACCCTTTATATTGAGAATTTAACTCCTCTAACACTCCTGAGTTAATACTTGGTATAGAGTACTGCAATGTGCCGGGATCAAGGGCTACAAATACTTTATCATTGCTACTAAATACGGCTACCTGTACTTCGCTAGAACTATCATACTTATCTGTGATTTGACCTCGAATGTGCATAATAATAGGCTTGGAGTGACCTACTATAGAGCCATCAAATAGCTCATAGGCGTACCGAATCACCACGTAACCGTTAATCATTCCCTCCTTCTCCCAGTTATTATAGGCAATATCAAGTACGGTCATTATCTGATCATACCTTTCATCCGATGAGCTATCGTAGTCTATTCTACCAACCGGAACGGCAGTTGATACTCCATTAGCCATGAGCCAAGAGGCATAATCTTTAAAGTTGTCATACCCTAGGTATGCACTATTAGGCTTGTTGTGAAAGTTAATTTCTAGCGGTTTGGGTACTGCATCCCCAACGTATCGGTAGTTGTTTATTTCAATATCGTAAAGGATATAGTGCATCTTCTTACTGCTATCGTCAAATACGATGAGAATATTCCCTATCGTTTCGAACCTTACCTGCTTACTGGTGCCAAGGGTAAATATATCCACAAGAACACTCCCTTGCTTTTGCTTAATCTTTCCGGTAGGCTCATGGTACACCACAATAAAAGAACCTGAGTTTGTATTGTGAACACACATAGCCTCAATTCCGCTTCCAATGGTGAACTGGTTGGTTTTGCCCTTCACGTTCTGCCACTTCCCATTCTTGTACCGCGCGTTAATCAACTCTTGGCACTCTATCATCTCGGCCTTATTGGTTAGGCTACTCCTGTTTATCCCCTTTAGGGTTGACTCTACTGTTGCCATCGTTATTTTTTATTAGTTCCTGGTTGTTTATTATTTGCTGGTTTATCTGCCAGAAGAAATTTCCTTTGGGTGAATCTGCTGGAATGGACTCACCCATAATGTCGGTAATGGTTTTAATGGCCGCAATGATCTTAAACATATCCTTCTCGGAGGCCATCAACATTTCTAACCGTTCTAGGCCATCCATTCTAACTTTAGCGGCTACCTCAAGAAAGTCTTGTCTTGCGGTTTTTAATGGGGCCACCACCTCTGCGGCTAAAGCCTCACTTACGGTAGGGTTTTCTATTAGATTGGGGATAGCCCTCGACTCGACAGGTGCGCTCATCTCTCTGATCTTCCGGCATACAAACTCATCCGATTCATGCCACCTCTTTAGCGTAGGTCTGCATACTCCTGTTTCCTTAGATGTCTTGTAGTAGTTATAGTTATTTCTAGCCAGAATTATCAGTATTTCAGCCTTCTCCTTTTCTGAGTGTCCGTTCGTGTATTTACCCTTCTTCTTTTCCATATTCATCCTACAAAACTAAATCATAATGAAGGAATTGAGCCTTAAAAATGTTACCATCATGTCATATATAACTATTAACGTGTAATTCTATTAATAAGCAAAAAGCGTAAAAAGTATTTCTTTTCGAAAAAATTACAGCTATGTGGGGAGCAATTATAGGGTCAGCCGTAAGTCTTGGTTCTGGGATATATGGACAGATTAAAGCGTCAAAAGCCTCAGAGGAGACGAACAATCTGCTCGATAAAAAGGAGCGAGGCATAGACTCTTTCTACGGTAAGGAGATCAATAAAAATGTTCTGGATACCGACTACGCCAAGGCTACTCTAAAGAAGTTTAGGGAGCAAATGGAGGAGCGAAGGAAGCGATCAGATAGCACTGCCGCCATAACCGGTGCCAGTGATGAATCTAAAATAGCCGTTAAGGCCGATGAGGCAAAAGGAGTATCCAGCGCAATAACCTCGCTTGCACAGTACGGATCACAACGCAGGGATGCCCTGAGAAGTGAGTATATGGGGAAGAAGGATGGTATAATTGCGGCAAGAGTTGGTATGGCTCAAGGAAAACAGCAATCAGCCAATAATCTTACTAATAACGCATGGAATAGTATTGGCTCTTTTATTAAAACATACGAGAAAGGGGAAAAGAAAGACTCGGACAATGATGAAGATGACAAAGAAATTAGCGAGGAGAATAAATCAGGAAACGAAGTTTATCACAATCAAGACAACCTTGTTTAACATCATCTTAAAGTAGTACACCATGATTAGCCAGAATGAAGTTTATATAGATGATGAACTGGACGAAAGGAAACCTAAAGGCAAAACTACCAGCATCACCAAGAATAAAACTACCACTAAGTACACTAAGGTGGAGGATGATAAGCCAATGGCTAAACCATCAACTGAAACTACTGGGGATAATTATACCCCAAGCAATGCTTACTGGGATTTTATTAATTCCTCCTTGGAGCAGTACAAGCCACAACCTAACGATGTTGACGCGGGAAGACACCAGCGTTTAGCCAAGGTACACGCCATAGCGGAGGGATTAAGAGTGCTTAGTGAGGGTATTGGGTTAAAGTACGATGTACCTGTAGAGAAGAGAGGCCCTAATCAGGATGTATTAAAATCGTTACAGGATTTTAACCGGGTTAAAGCTACTGACAGCGCAAAAGCAGACGCACACAACCGCCTTGCAATGGATTTGAAACTTAAAGCCATGCTACAGGACGATCAGAATAAAGCCTCCATTGCCAAACAACGCAAGGAGGATGATAGGTACAACAAGGAGAGAACGTTTGAGGAGGAGAAGTGGAAGGCCGATAAGGACACAAAGGACAACAAGGCCAAGGCTGATGCGAATGCAGATGCTTTAAATAGAGGATTGAAGAAAAAAGAGCTCGATCTGAAGGAAAAAGAACTTGCAAATAAAGGGAATACTGAGCAGGATAAAAACACATTGGCCGCAGTGGACTCCAACGGACAGGTTGATAAATTAGATCAGCTACTTCAAACATTAGTGCTGAACAAAATTACCAACGATCCTACCTACGATGACGATATGGACGCGCTGATGTTCCGGTATGATGATAACGGACAGCGTTATATAACCCAGAGGGGATTATCCATGATAGTCCAGAACTGGCAAAAGTACAAGGATGATATTATTGGCTCTATTGATGATCCCAAGTATAAAGCAATGCTTTCCAAAAGCAAAGGGAGTTCATTAAAAACAAAAGAAGGCCCCCTTTTTAACCCATTTGTTCCTGCTGGAGAAAAAAAACCTGAGGGTTACGGTGTTTTGAAACCTGAAAACATTCAAGAAACCAAACAAGGGGCAGAGCGAGAGTTTTCAGACGATGAACTTGCAAAACTATTCCCTGCTGGAGTACATCAGCTGGATTCTACCAGCAAAAAAAATCTACTTTATCAGCGATGGGCTGAAATTGACTCGCTTGAAGGATTCAGCGAGGAGAAAAAGAAAGCCATGAAGAAAGAAGTTAAAGCATACCTATTCAACTAACCGTTTGTTGCCATGTCCACTGAAAATACAATAGCCAAAATACTTGCTGAACGTAATAGCAAAACTCCTGTTAATACAAATGTTGATGATATTGATAAGGGCTACGAGGAATGGAAAGCCCAAAACAATCCATCAAAAGCACCCGAAAAACAGGAGGATATTACCACCCTAAACAGTGAAATATCCTCACTGAGCAATAGAGTAAAGGAGTATGATGCTATTGATAGTGGCAAAAATAACAGTAGGGCTACAACTACAGGGATGTATTCAGGGGGTATGAGCGTTCTGGATGCAGTAAAACCGCTAAAAGAAACCAACGATAAGTACACCGAACTAAGCAAAACTATCGTACAGGATAGGGAGCGTTTGGCAGAGCTAAGCAAGAAAAGAGACGCTATAATTAGCGGCTCCGTTGATCCAATAATACAGCAGGTAAAATCGAAAAAAACGGAAATATCCGATCAACTAGAAAGATCATACTCTGATTTAGAGAATACGCTTAATGAGGAGTATGACACAGCCGATCCGTTGAAAGCCTTGGAGTACGAGAAGAAAAGGCAGGAAACCACAAGGCTGATTGAAAGGAAGCAAGCCTTAACTCTATCTGAGGACTATCTTGTCAGAATGAAAGATTTGGCTAATGTTTCTCCAGATAAATACATACAGGCACTAGGACAAGGATTTGCAAACCATGACTGGGTAGATATTGCCACTCTAGGGTTAAAGTCAATGGAGGATAACTTCAATCTTGCCAGTATTTCAAAAAAAATTATGGCCGGAACCGCCACAGAGGAGGAGAAGGTTGCCTTAACTCTGTACAGCCAATTTAACCAGTTAGCCGCAACCAAGGATAAACCTGTTACCTACGATATTGCACAGTCATTCATCCAATCTCTACCCTATATGGCTGATATTGCCATATCTGGAGGGGTTAGGGGAGCGATTACAAAGGGTATTACAAAGGGAATTGGAAGAACGGTAGTTAACCTGTCCGATAATGTAGCAGGGATTGTTGCCAATAAAACGGCTCAAAAAGCGGTTAAAGGAACAATAAAGAATACTGCTAAAATAGCCACTCAGGCCACAGGGGCAATTGCTTCTTCTCCATTGCAGATGAATATGTACAATAACTTTTCCGAAAATAGACTAGCAAACTATGTTATTGACTACGACAATGCCGGAGAAGTAATGGTGAGAGAGGCCAAGGATTCTGAAAATGTAGCAGAATCTATGATTAGAGCTATGGCATTAACAGCATCCGCAACATTCTCCGAGAGTAGCGGTGTAATTTTCGATGATGCCTTTTCTGCCATTGGGAAAAAGTTCTCTCTGAATAAGCTTAACCCCCATTTTCAAAACAGCCTTAGTCGAGGTTTTGGTGCAGTAAAGAAAGCCACCAGTTTAAACCAAACATTCGGGGAGGTTGGTGAGGAGTACATTAATAAATTTACGGACATTCTAGTTACAAACCCACGAGAAGAGGATGCCAATCAGGATGAGTGGGCCAATTTCTTCAACACAAGGGAAGGATTAACGATACTTGGATCAACCTTGATTACTCAAGGAATGTTCAAGGCGCAATACGCTCCACACTTGGTTGACTTAGCAAAGACAAAATCCATCGTTAAGGAGAATGAAACCCTATTGCCGGAAGAAATAAGGGCTAAGATAGTTCAGGCCATGAGTGCAAAAACGGCCAACGAGCAAGTTGATGGACTGGTGAACCTAAAATTAGGGAGCATTGAGAACCCTGAGGAGCGCAGAAGTGTTGTTAACTACATCAAGAGCAAAATTGAGTATGATTTTGTAAAAGGAGTAGCGCAGGGCGATCAGGAAATATACCGGATTAGAAAGGTAGATGATAGCGTGGCCTCCATTGCTCATAAAGAATCAGGCAAGGTTGTTATTGTTACCGAAACAAACCAGCAAGACCCCAACAACGAGGCTTATGTTATAGCAGGGAACATTGAAGGGGAGAAAACCGACCTTGTTACCATTATTACCAGCGAGGGTGAAAAGAAGATGGTATCCATAGCCAATCTTAGCATAACAAATACGGTTGATGTAAAAGAGCTAAGGGATAACCTGGTAATTGCCGAACTCTCGAAGTTAGAACAGGAAACAGCCCAAGAGGAAGGGATTGAAAAAGCGGAATCTTTAGGGATCAATGCAGAGGAAGTACCCAGTATTGGGGAGGAGTTACCATTGCCCGATGGAAGTACCATTAAAATAGTATCCGTTGATACCAATGGGGTATCATTTGATGTGCTTGACGCGGAGGGAATACCCGCCATGACCAAAAGCCTCAGCTTTGAGGAGTACTCTCAGATGGTTCAACCTACCGCAGAGAATCAACCAGTCGAGGGTGGACAACCTGTAATATCCGAGCAGGACACTGAACAAGCACCTATTAGCGAAACCCCTAAAACCATCAAGACCTTAACCGACGGTAAGCATAATTTAAGCGTTGCTTTGGATGAGAATAACGAGGGTATTTCTCAGGAGGTATATGATAACCTTCCCGATGCGGAGAAGGTGGTTAATTCCTTGTCGAAACGATTCTCCAAGTTGGAGTTTAACATAGTGGACCAATCGGGCGATGATGTATTCTCCCCTGATGCCTATGTTATTTCCGTTAAACCAAGATCAGTTAAAAGTGTAATTAATCAGCAAGCCAATGAAACCATTGAAAGTGCTATCACCCCAGAAGAAAGCATCACTCCTGAGGCAGTCGTTGATCAAGTTAGCGAACAAGCAGAAGAAGGACAAATTAAAGAAGTAACCAATGAGCAAGACATACAAGGACAACAAGCATATCCCGAAATTGAGAACCAGGAACAAGTTAAGGGTGAAGAAATACGACAGGAAGAAGGACAAAAACCTATCGGAGTAGATGAATTAAATAACACCCAAGCAGAAGAGTTAATCCCTGTTGATGATTCCTCCATAGGTAAACTTAACGAGGAAGAAATAGCCCTTGTTCAGAGCAAACTTGATGATCCTGACGAACCACAGGATCAGAAGGAATACTGGGTAGAGGATATTGAAAAGTTAAAGACCAACCCTAAAAAGTACTGGAGTGAGTTTTTGGTACAGAAAGGAAATACTGCAAGGGAGGATCAAATTCTATCTATTCAGGACTATTACAACAACAAGCCTATTATTCAAGACCTAGACGCTCACGTTTCGGAGATTGACAAGAAAGCAGAGATTCAGTCCGAGGAGAAGAAAGTTAATATTGAACCTACTGAGGCGCAGAAAGAGGCAGGAAACTACAAGAAAGGCCATGTGACTATTGGTGGTTTTGATATTACCATTGAGAACCCTAAAGGATCGTTCCGAAAAGGAAAAGATCGTAGCGGGAAGGAGTGGAAAGTAAAGATGAACAACACCTACGGTTACTTTAAGCGAACCAAAGGGAAGGATGGGGAGCAAATAGATGTATTCCTTGGGGAAAATCCAGAGACAGGCAGAATATTCGTGGTGGATCAACTGGGAAAATCTGGAAAACTAACCTTATTTGATGAGCATAAGGTTATGATGGGCTTTAAATCCGAGAAGGAAGCCAAGGAAGCCTATAAATCTAACTACTCAAAGGACTGGGATGGGTTTGGAGCAATTACCGAAATGTCTAGGGAAGAATTTAAGGCGTGGATTGGTGATGGTACCCGAACTAAAAACCCTGTAGAGTGGAAACAGAAACAGAAGAAGTCTAACCCTAACGCTTTTCTACCTAAACAGGCCATTGAATTGCTTAAATCTGATCCAAACAGTATTGATGAGGCCATTATTCAGCATATACTAAACGGAGGTAAGTTTAGCCGGAACGACTATATACGCCATTCAGGGTTTATGGATGGCAGTAAGGAGCTTAACACCGCATCGTTTAACGGCCTGATAAACGGAAAAGATCAGGAGGAGGGGATGCAGTTTGATACATTCCTTGGTACACTAGGGAATGATTTTGGCATGAACGATGGCATTGATTTAACCAACGCTATTGTTGATGTGCTGAAACTTTCCACCAGAGCCAACCTAGCGAGACGATTAATTGAGGCATCGGGTACCAGTCAGGATAATCACCCACACCTAAACGATGATTACGCTCAAGGATTAGCGGAACAGGAGGAGGCATTGCGTTTAGCGGAGGATGAGTTAATGAACGAAGTAGCCGTACTTTTTTACTCAAATTATCCTCAAATAACTAACCAAGAATATGCAGAATTATTTAACTTTGGAGAAAATGAATACAATGAGCAACGAAATGAACCAACAGCCGAAGGAGACATTCGAACAGTTCAAGGAGAGACTGGAGAAGATGGTGGAGTCGATAATGCAGGAGACAGGCAAGACGAAACTGGAAGTGTACCGGGAATTGAAGTGGATGGGCGAACAGAAGGCGAAGGAAGTGCAGAAGTAAACCCCCAAAACCAAGTTCCCGAAGTCGGGAATATGGTAGAATCACAAGAAGTTGATCGTGTTCCTGATACAAAGGAAACGATAGAAACTACAAAAAAAACATTTTTATTCATGTCCGATAGCCCTATGCACCAAGCAAGGGCTTTAGGTGTGTTAACTAGAAACACAAAGGTAGATGGCGTAGTAATGCCAATTTACCAATGGATTGAAGGATTACCAAGCGGATTAGGGGTAGGAAAACAAAAGATTTATACCAAAAACGCTAAATCTGACGATGGATCAGTAGAAAAATTAGTCTTAGGAAATTATATTGTAGGTTCAAAAGCAGAACAAGATTACTATAACTATATTCAAACTGGGGGTGTTTCTTACACTCAATTCCTTGCAGACAAGAAAGTGCAGGATGAAATCATTGCAGAGAAAAAAAGAATTGAGAAAGAGGCGCAGGATAAGATATTTGAAGATAAGCGCAGAAATGATAATGAGGCATACAAAAAAGCTAAGGAAGATCAAATAAAAGAACTTATCGAGAAAGGAAAACAGCCAACAATTGATAAGTTTACCGAATCATTTAAGAATAAAATAAAACAACTTCAATCTAAGCCTCAAACAAGTGCGGTAAAAGAAGAAATAGCCTACAATAACAGAATGATAGAGCAAACTATCAGTCAGGTTGAAAGCAGTTACGATATTGCAACAACCATGTATGAAGTTATTGAAGGAGAAGTTAAGCCAAAATATACTTTCAGTATAGGGGATAAGGTATTGTTCCCTGCAACAATTGACCACAAACAAACTCTTATTGAAACTGTCATTGAGTCAAGCAGATCGGATAATAACGATAAGATTATTTTTAAGGTAGCGAAAAAAGAAGGCATAGTAAATCCATACAGTTCATACGATGGATTGAGACCTGTTATAGATAACGACCAGTCGAGTCCAGAAAATAAAAACCCTGAGAACGTTTCTAATGTCGATGCAATCAAATCTGTAATATCCTTACAGGACGAGCAGGAAACTACCATTAGTAGGCTTAAATCTATTGCGGCTCAACCACAGAAAACCGCCAAGGATAATCAGGACAAGACACAACTAGAATACAAATTAGGACAGATTGAGGAAAAACTTAACAAGGCTCAAGCCTTAGTTAATATTCCTGCCGAAAAATTACCCGCAGTTACTAAGTTAGTACGACAAGCATTGGCCGAAGAGAAAGCCATTGATGCTAGGATTGAGTCGTTAAACTCCCAGAAAAAGAACAAGGAGAAGGAATTTAATACCCGCAATGGTGTATTTGGGGATAATAAGGAGATTGCCGACAAAGCAAAAGGGCAACAATCCCTATTTGCTGGAGATATATTTGAGGCCAGCACTAACACTTTAGCCAATACCATTAAGCCTATTAACGACAGTATAGCCAAACTGGAGGAGGAGAAACAGCGCAATGCTAAAATCCTTACCGATAAGGTTGAACTGGAGTTACAGGGAGCGCAACAGGAGATTAAGGAGGAGGTTAAAGCGGAACCAAAAGGAGACCTATTTCTAAAGGCAAGTGAAATTATTGAAACAAGCCCAAAAGGCAGGGTATTGTCAGATATTAATGAATTAATACACACTGCAAAGAACATACAACAATTAAAACAACTATTAGAACTTCCTTATATAAAACAAACATTCGGGTTGGTTCAAGAAGTTAATAGTGCAATTAACTATCTTGAAAGACATCCTGAAAAGCAAGAGCAACAGGTTAATCAAAGCGAAAAAGGCGATTTTGACTTTGAGGCTCTTTTTGAAGAAACGCCATCAAATGAAGTCAATGGGAAACAAGAACCGGACAACTACGAAGATTGGTATCAAAATAGCAGTTTTTCTAAGAAATGGGCCGCAACTAGAGCTGAGGCTATAGAGAAGGTAAAACAAACCTACATTAATGCTTTACGGACAAAGAATGAATGGGAGAGTAAGGATTATAAAAATCACGGAGGAAGCGTAGAGGTTGGTAAAAATAAAGATGATTTCGATGGAGGAAATGTAGGCATTGACTATATCAACAATAAGCGAAAAAAAGATGCGATTAGTAATGCAATATCGGATACAGAACAGGCTATTACCGATTTGAAAAGTTTAAAACTGTCACAATCGGAGATAGATAATTTTATTTCAAGCATAAGCAAAGCAGAACAGCCAAAAGTTAAGCCCGAATTTGCAGGGAGTGTTCTTGAAACGGAGAGTAAAACAGAAAACAAAACCTACTCTATACCAGAAACATTCAACCTATCAACATTCTCCAAATTTAGCACAGAGTTAAGCAATGGTAATGTTCAGGTAGATGATTTTAAGAAAGCCTTTAACGTACTAATTGAGAGTAAGGCTTCAATTATTGAGGAGTTATCCAAGAAAACAAAAGCGGAGTTACTAGCCAACATGAACAGCATGGGGCAGTATCGCTACAAGAACGAAAATAAGGACTCTATAGTTAAGGCTTTATTCAGCGATATGCTGATGACGTTTTCTTTTGGTAGTATTTCCTACAATATGGGCGAAACCATAGAACAGGCTATAACTAAAAAAGTTGACGCTACTACACAGGAGCAAATTAACGACTATGTGGACGAGACCAAGAAGCGTAGGGAGGAGTATTTGGAGCGTGTTAAAGCCCACAAGAAAGCACTATCAAACCCAGAAACGCTTGAGGAGTTTAAGGTATTCATTAAGTATAACGGAATTGAGAAACTATCTCCAGAGCAAAAGGCTACCTACGATGATTTAGTTACCGACAAGGTACTTGAAAATAGAAGTGACGATGCTAAAAAAGGAGCGATAGTAGAGAAGGTAGATTTAGGTGACACAGAAATGTCTATTGCTGAAACTAAGCACACCAAAACTGGCATACCTTTATTTGTTGTTCGTTTATCTGCAAGAATACCTGAGGAACAGTACAAGGAGTTGAATAAAAAGGCAAAACAACTTGGAGGTTACTACTCATCATACGCAAAAGATGGAGCGATACCGGGTTTTCAATTCAAAACTTTAGAACAAGCCCAGGCGTTTAGTGGACTTAAAACTCAGGATGCCTCAAATATTGATATAAAAGAGGAGGTAAAGGAGCAAAAAGTAGAGCAGAAAATCTCCAAACTAAGGGAGAACGCTCAAAAGATTATAGAGAGGGTTGACTCTGAGTTAAACAGAGACAGGCTAACTAATACTGCAAAGAGAGCAAGAGAAGCCGCTTCTACAGAGGCTAGGTTGAACGAGGAGAAGCGTATTGCTCAAACCATGCTTAACATTGCCGATGCAATAGAGAATGGAGATGTAAAACTACTCGATGGCATTAAGGCAAAAACTCACATAGAACTACTGGATAACCTTATTAAATCAGCAAAATACGCTGAAATAAGTAGCAAGGCTGAAAGTTATTCTGATAGACAGAAGTATGAAGGAGAACCCGCGACACTTGAGACTATTGAATACCTGAAAAATGGATTCTACCCAAGCATTTACGGAACAACGCTGAAAGATGTAATTAACAAGGTTGAGAACAAGCCCGGATTAAAACAACTTGCGACTAAATGGAGTAAGAAGTTATCTGGACTAGGAGAATACGACAGTTACCAAGTAACAAATGATACAGATATATCCGAAATAGAGCAACTATTCAACGGGTTATCAGAGAGCGATAAGAAGTACAACCGTATAGGCACAGTATTAGCCGACTTTAACAGGCTAAAGACAATGGGTATTGAAAACGACTCCATGCTACGTGCCGCACTTAGGGAGTACATTCAGTTCCGTGGCAAAAAACAGGCTCCTGACAAAGTTAAGGAGTTAGAACGAGCCATTGTTGGCCGTGCAAAGAATTTGGGTGTTGACTTCTTTCCGACTCCAGCAGAGACCGCTAAGATGATGGTTGAACTAGCAGGGGTTACTGAGGATATGGAAATACTTGAGCCAAGCGCAGGGAACGGCAATATAGCAGACCAAATTAAGCAAGTAGGTGTAATGCCTGATGTTATAGAAATATCCTCAGAATTATCCGAAATACTCAAGGCTAAAGGCTACGATGTAGTGGCAGATGATTTTATGGAGTACACTGAAAAGAAGTACGATAGAATCATAATGAATCCTCCTTTCTCAAATGGAATGGATGGAGACCATGTAAAACACGCCTACGAAATACTTAAACCGGGAGGGAAACTTGTTGCTATTGTTGGAGAGGGAACATTTATTAGGAACGATAAAAAAGCCACAGCATTTAGGGAGTGGCTTGAAGAGGTTGGAGGCAATGAGACTAAACTAGAAAGCGGAACATTCCAAGATAAAACCTTGCTTAATACCACTGGAGCAAACGCTAGAATTGTTGTTATCGAGAAAGAAGGTGAATTTATTGATGATACACCAGATGAAACTGTAGATAAACAGGAAGTAGTTAACGAGAATGTTTCTCAGGATAAAAAAGAGGTTGAACAAGAACAGTTAGAGGCAGTAGAGCCTATAAATGATATTCAGGACTTTGGGGAGAAGGTAGGAGGAGCCAGAAAAGATATGGGTATAACCCGAACCGCAAGGGAAAAGGACTCTATGCCAGCATGGAGAAGAAAGTATGAGTATGCAAACCCTAATGGAACGGTAATGCTAATTGGTAAAGTGGACACCTCTAAGCCTTTTATTGTGAACTTCTTTGAGGAAGTAAAAGGCATGATGGGTAAACACAGCCGACAAATTATAGTAAGCGAAGTAAAGGATGGGTATATTACAAGGAATCCAATGATTTTTAGCTCAGAGGAGGAGGCAGAAAATTACATACCTATATACGAAGTTCACAGACAAGGTTATAAAATAAACCAAAAGGGCGATGAATTTGTAATTTACAAACGTGCTTCTACAGGTAAAGCCCTTGAGTTTGATAAATTTCCAACCATTGAGGACGCACAGGCTTACATAAACTCCACAGAGGGAGCAACATCTCTTCTTAACAGGAAAAGGGAGTCGTTTAGTATTCCAAGCCTTGAAAGAGTACAACGAACCGGAAAGGACTACAGGCAAGGTAAGAACATTTCTACCGATGAGTTTTATAATACATTTGGATTTAGAGGTGGAGAGTTTGGAAAGTGGGTAAAACCAGAGGAGCGACAAGCCCTTTTAAACATTGCCTACGACTCTTTAATGGATATGGCGAACTTACTAAACCTTCCTCCAAAAGCATTGTCTCTAAACGGTGAACTTTCAATCGCATTTGGAGCAAGAGGGATTGGTGGACTAGAGGGAGGCGTAAAAGCACACTACGAAGGTAATAGGGCTGTAATAAACATGACCAGACTAAACGGAGCAGGAAGTTTAGCCCATGAATGGATGCATGCCCTTGATAACTACTTTGGATTGCAGGATGCTAAACAAGATTACTCCAGGGATGATAAAGGCGAACTGATTAGTAAGGATTACTTCTTCTCAGAGGTAAAAACCTACAAGGCTGGAATGAGACCAGAACTTAAAAAGGCACTGGAGGAAATTTTGGACAACCTAGTTAAGAAAACCGTTACTAGAGATATAGCCCAAGATGCTAAACAAAAACTCTACGATGGGTTTGAAAGGAGTATTTTAGGAGAAGCAGACCGTTTAAAGGCAAAACTGAATAATGGGGTGCGAACTTATAAATACAACAGAAAGACCAAACAAAGAGAGGAAGTTGTAGTAAAAGCAACCGCAGAGCAACTAGAGAAGGCCAATGCCTTAATAGATAAAATCACATCAGGCAACTCTGAAAAGCCTAAATGGCAATCCATAACCGCTAATTCTTTTGGTGATTACTCGTATATCAGCGATGATATTAGAGCTCTTGACGAGATATATAAATCAGTGTTTGGGGGAACCGGTTTAAAGAGAAACGGCAACGGATATTATAACTTTGGCTATTACGCTGAAAAGTTATACCACATCAAGGAAGAACTAGAGAAAGCGAAAAACGGAGAGCAGGAAACAGTAAAAATTAAAACGGATTTACTGGATAGCTCCTCACGATTTGACGCATCAAGAGTTAGCCCTTACTATAGTAAGCCAATTGAAATGCTTGCGAGAGCCTTTGAGCAGTATATGGTAACTAAACTTGGAACAGAAAAGAGCGACTATTTACAGTACGATAAAAGCCCAGTTTACAAGGCTCTTTACGATATTACTCCATACCCAGAGGGAGAAGAGTTAGAGACATTAAACAAAGCCTTTGACAACCTATTTAGCGCAATTAAAACCGAGGAGAGGGAGGATGGCAATGTGGTGATGTTTAAAGCCAACAACCCAACCTTTTACCCCAATGCAGAGAAATCCTTAGAGTCATTAAGCGATAACAACAGAACACCCGAACAATGGAGAGCCGAACTGCTAAAGAACGGAGCCAAGGAATCTGAGTTAAACTACATGGGATGGAGCCAATTTGTAGAGGGTAAGAGAACCTTGACAAAAAATGACTTGACAGAATTTGTCAACTCGAATAAGGTGGAGGTGCAAGAGGTTGTAAAACAAACAGAACCTCTTCAAGTAACAAAAAATGATGCTTTAAAAGCAGAATTGGTTGATGATATGTGGTATGTTGATTTCGGACAAACAACAGTACCTATTAGAAAATTCTCAGCCGAAACAAAAGAAGAAGCAATTGAACAAGCGGTAGAAGAGTATAATGAAAATATTGGGGAATATAATACAAATGGAAACACCAAATTCGCCCAGTACTCCACCCCCGGAGGCAAGAACTACAGGGAGGTGTTGCTGACTTTGCCTAGTTTTAAATTACCTCCTAAAGCAGACGATAAATTAAGACTAGAATTGCTATTTGAAAAAAGAAAACGAATTACAGAGAGTGAAAATCCAGACCAAGAACAACTAAGAATAATTAATGATAAAATAGAAATTATTTCTAATAGAATTGATGAGTCAAAAGATTTTCGAAGTTCCCACTTCAACGAACCCAACATAGCCGCCCACGTAAGACTAAGCGAATTTACCGACAAGCAAGGTAGAAGAGTACTGTTAGTAGACGAGGTGCAGAGTGATTGGGCGCAGAAAGGGAAAAAAGAAGGATTTAAGGTTCCTGCTGAATTTAACGAAGAAGAATTTAAGGATTGGTATGAAAGAGTCAAAACTGACCAAGAACCAAACTATTCCGACCTGCAAAACGACAATAAGTTTTATAATTACGCCAAGCAAGTATTTCTTGATGAGAAACAGGAGCGCATAGATAGAGATGCTGTTCCCGATATGCCATTCAAGAAAACCGACCAGTGGGTAGGCTTAGGAATGAAGTGGGCGATACAGTATGCCGCCAAGAATGGTTTTGATGGCGTGGCTTGGACTACTGGAGAGCAACAGGCCGAGAGGTATGATTTGAGTAAACAGGTGGACAGCATAGCAACAAAGAAAGAAAGGAATGGACTTTATACTATTTTGGGAAACAAAAATGGCAAACATGTATTTACTCAAATTGATATTCCAGAAAATAAACTTGAAGGAATTATAGGGAAAGACCTTGCCAAAAAAATTATTGATTATCACAACGAAGTATCTTCTGGTTGGCATTCTTTTTCAGGAATTGATTTACAAATAGGCGATGAAGGAATGGTAGCCTTCTACGACAACATTATTCCTTCATGGGTGAATAAGTACGCTAAGAAATTTGATACCAAAACAACCACTACCGAGATTGATACCACACCTGATATAGTAGAGCATGGTATTGATTTAAACACTGGAGAGGTAAATAAAACCAAGGAGTATAAACAGGTTCACTACTTACCCATAAGCGACAGCATGGTTAAAACCGTAATGAACGGACAGCCCATGTTCAGAAGTGCTGGTGATGTACTGAATAATTCTGAAAGCGAGAGAAAGTTCCTAGCAGTTCAGTCAGAATTTAATAGGATTGCCGAACTATCCAATGGAGCCATAACCGCAGAGTTAGTTAGAACTGTAGATGAACTACCAGAGGTATTAAGAAGGAATGGAATATCGGAAAAAACAATCAATGCAATATCCGAGGATATTAAAAAGAGCCATATTTCGGGATTCTTTTTAAGGGGCAAAGCCTATGTAATTAGCGACAACGCCATTGATGCAAAAGAGGCTGTAAGAACTCTTATCCACGAAAGAGGAGTACATGGAGGTATTAGAATATTAATCCCCGATGCAGACACAAGACTTGACTTTTTAGAAAGGGTATATGAGTCGATTGGGGAGGAAGCCTTCAATAAGATGCTTCTTGAGAATGGAGGACACCCAGATCAGTATAAAGAAAAAAGTAATTGGGAAAAGGGCGAAGAGTACCTTGCTTTCCTATCCGAAAAGATAATTACCGAGAAGGATTTAACCCCAAAAGAAAGGGGTGTTTGGGAGTGGCTTAAAAATTATATCAATAATTTAGTAGGTAAAGTGTTGCGTTTTGATGTAAATAGTATTAAATTTACTGATAAAGAACTAGCCCACATTGTTAGGGCATCAGTAAGCGCAAACCATGTCACTACTAACATTCCATCTGGAAGAGGAAGAGCAGAAAAAGAAACGTCACCTTCGTCAGTTCGAGAGGAGAATAGGAACAATAGCGTACTGGAAGGGAGTGACAGAGGAGACGATGTACACGATAACGTACAATATCCCGATAGCAGAAGATCACGATGCCTCCAGCATATTAAAGATGCGCTCGGAAAAGAACAACTAAACAATCTCCCCTACAATCACGGTACTGGAATAAAATTTGACCGCTTTGACATTGGCAAGGTAGGCGCGGGAACTGGAGAAAAAATTCACGGATTCGGTTTATACTTCAACATTACCACTCTGGATAAAGAGGTAGGTAAGTCATACGCTAGAATGAACACCCTTTACACCCCTCAGGGTATTCAGTACATGAATGATGTAAAGAAGGATGTTGGAGCGTTGGCTCAATCCTATCTTAATAAGGCTTTCTTAAAGCATCATGGCCGAGAAACCAAGGAAAGCACTATCAGCGCACTAAAAAAACTACTTGAATTAGCATCAACCGACAATGCAAAAACTACACTCAGCAGTTTGATTGCCTACGTGGAGTCAAAACCATTCCCCAATGATAGGTACCTGGTAACAGGAACCATAAAAAGTAACAGGAAGGACTTTAACTTTTTATCGTGGAATGAACCGCTATTTAAGGATCAGTGGGATGCTATTATAAACAGGCTAAAGGTTGAGCAGTTTAACGAGAATGAGTTTATTGAGAAGATTGCCAATAACACCTATGCCTATAACATAGACACCAATACCTTTGAGTTTAACGATCCTACCGGAATGAACGCCTACAGAGCGTTATCCGAAGTAGTAGGAGGCGATGAAATAGCCAGCAATCTACTAAGCAGAGCCGGAATAGATGGAACTATCTACTTTGACAATACCGTAAACGATGGCAACGAAAGAATAGATGTTTGCTTATTCTCCCATGAAGGGGTTGACATTGAAGATACAGTAATGTTTAGACACGCTGGTGAGTACATTAAGGGTGCAACCAACGAAACAGACCTTTCAAACCTTGAGATAGCCCAAGAGTTAATTCAGGACAGAATGTACTCGGTTAGAAAATTGCAGGATATAATCAGCAAAAGAGGAGGTAAGATTGATGACTTCTCCAATGTGTATATTCTCGAAAATTTAGCCGCCAGTAAAGCCGATGCCGCAATGGACTCTTTCAGAAATAAACAGTTGAAAGAAATTACCAGCGTTATTGCGGAGATAATGAGTACTACCGGAGCAACGTATCAGGAAGTTACTGATTATATGATTGCCAAGCATACCCCAGAGCGCAATGAGTATTTTAGGGAGCAAGGACGAAAAGGTGAGAAATTTGCCGGGGAGTTAAACGACAAGGAGGCCGAGGATATTGTTAAGGCATTTGAGGACAAAATAGGAGAGTTAACCACGTTCAGGCTTTGGGATGCAATCAGAAAAGCCACCAACTTCACCTTGGATAAATACTTGGAGTATGGGTTTATCAATAAAGCGGATCATACCCATATTAAGGCTAGATGGCACTACTATATTCCGCTTAGAGGATGGGCTGTAAAGGATGAGATTGATAGCATTTGGGATTATTCCGATAAGGAATCGGAGGGATCGCTAAACCTGATGAAAACAGCCAAGGGAAGAACCAGCAAAGCGGATAATCCACTAGCGCATATTATTAGTATGGCCCACTCTGCAATTGTTACCGGGGAGAAAAATATGATCAAACAAGCAACCTTTAGGCTTGCCAATAACAATAAAGAAATGAAAGACCTCTTTGTACCTAAGAAGGTATATCAGGTTATAACTGGAAAAGACTCTGATGGTAAGGATATAATTACCGAAGTGTACGAAAAACCAGAACAAAAACTATTTGACGAAGGAAAAGTAATTACCAAGACCAACAGAAGTCACCATAGGTTTAGACCTGTTAACCAGTCAAAGCAAAACGAGGTAACAGCATGGGTTAATGGAGAGAAAGTAGTGGTGGTTTTTGACGATCCAAGGATTGCCAATGCCATAAACTACAATAATCAGTGGTGGGAAGGAGGCACAAGGGGAGTTCAGGACACTATTGGAAGAGCGACCAGATGGCTATCGGCCAACTTTACATCGAAAAACCCCGCTTTTATTCCTATAAACTTACTGAGAGACTTAGGGTATTCCTCCTTATCTCATGCAATCAGGGATGATGGAAACTTTACGCTTTACGCTAAGAATATGAACAAGGCGAGAAAGGCCATTGTGAGAAACCTTAACGGCAAGTTTGATCCGAATAACGAGGGCGATAACCTTTACCAGCAATTTTTAAAGCATGGTGGGGAAACTGGATGGGTCCATCTTGATAATATTGACACTGTAAAGAAGGAGTTACTTCGCGATGTAAACAAACTAAGTAAGACAAGCGGGTTTGCTCGTAGAGTATTGGTGGATAAGATTATTAAGAACGCTGGGAAGAAATTGGAACACATGGCCGTTTTCTCTGAAAACATAAGCCGTTTTGCTACATTTTTAGCCAGCGTTGAAGCAGGTAAGACCTATACTAAGGCCGCTTACGATGCAAAAAACATCTCCGTTAACTTCAACCGGAAGGGAAGAGTAACCGGATTCTTTGGAAGTTTGTTTGCCTTCTTTAATGCCTCTGTTCAGGGTGGTAATAATATTCTGAGTATAGCCAATAAAAACAAGGGCAAATTTGCTACTACAGCCGCGCTTTTCTATGCGTTAGGAATTATGGTAGCCGCTTTACACGACTCCTTGGAGGATGACGACGAGGAAACTTACTTTGACAATAGTGACTATGTAAGAAGGAACAACCTGGTACTAAATATTGGAAACGGCAAATACCTATCATTGCCATTGCCTCACGGATTTAGAGGATTCTATGGGTTAGGTGATATGACCTACTCCTACATGAAAGGAAAGATGACCGCAGGAAACATGGTGAAGGATGGGTTAAGTGCAATGGTTAGCAATCTATCCCCTGTTGATCCTGTTTCATTAGTTACAGAAGAAGGATGGGTGGATGTTAGGCCAGTAATACCCACAGTGTTTGTTCCTTTCTATGATATTGCCATGAATGCAGATTATTCAGGCCGTAGAGTTTACCGGGAGCCATTTAGCATAAAGGAGGAAAATATAGGCGCAGATAGCCAGCAATACAGAAAAGGCGTTAATCCTGTGCTTAAATCCATGTTTGATAGCTGGTTTGAATTGGGTGGTGGTGATCCTGAAACAAAAAAACAGTACTACCGCGAGGATGGGAAAACCAAAAAGGTACATGAACTATTCGATATGAACCCAAGTAAAGCAGAACACCTGCTTACATACTACTTAGGGGGTAGAGGGAAGTTCTGGACTGATGCCGTTACATTCTCCAATAATGTAGTAAAGGAAACCTACAGTGCCGCTAAAGAAAACAGCACAATGGGCGAGGCCATACTGGATATTTACACTGGAGTAGATTTTAATAGCGCACCAGTAGCCAATAGACTTATTAAAGAGCCATACTCCTATGAGTTCCAAAAGCAGTACAGCAAACTGAAAGAGGAGTACATTATTAATAGTTCCCTTGAGAGTACATTTAAAGGGCTAAGAAGATACGAGGATGCCGCAGAGATGGTAAATGAGAAACGAACATCAATACTCATTAAGACCTCCGAGAAACGAATTAAGCAACTATACGATATGTCCATGTATGAAGGCGTAACAGAAAAGCAGTACGAGGAATACATGAAGAAAATAGACAAGATCAAAAAGCAAACAGTTGAAAAAATAAACAGCCATGATAAAAAAAGCGGAAGAAATTAACTACAAGGTATTCACCCGAACAAACCTTGGATTAAAAAAGCCCCAACCTGTTTCTAATGTAAGCATCCTTGAGGAAGATGTGAGCGACAACCTTCAACTACTTGAACGGTGTAGGCAGAACTGGGAGGCGTTGAATGATTTTAGGGAGCGCAGACGAAGGGCTAGAAAGTACCAACGAGGCGATCAGTGGAGTGATGTGGTGGTTGATCCAGACAATAAGAACAAGTTCATTACCGAGTCCGACTATATTAAACGGCAGGGTAAAGTTCCGCTTAAACAGAATATCATTAGGCAACTAATGAAGAATATCATGGGGCAGTTCAGAACCTCAGAGACTAAAACTATTGCCGTGTCGAGAAAGCAAACCGACAGAGGGTTGGGGGATATGGTTAGTCAGGCCATTGAGTACGCCTCTCAAATAAATATGATTCCTGAATTGGACGCAAGAGCATACGAGGAGTTTATGCTATCTGGTTCTTGTGTTCAAAAATTAGGGTTTGGATACCTTAAAGAGCGAGACATGGAGGATATTATGGTATCAAACCGTAATATGAACCGAATGTTTTTTAACTCCGATGTGCAGGATATTCGCGGGAATGATTTTAGGTTAATCGGGGAAATTGTGGATGCACCCCTTGACAGCGTTGTAGCATCATTCGCCAAAACACCCGCAGATGAAGCCCGAATTAGGGAGATATACCGAGGATCGGATAATGAACTAATGATAAACACCCAAGGACTTACCGCGAATGAAACCGATAAGTTAAGCTGGCTTAATCCTGTAGGTACTGATAAGGTTAGACTGTTTGAAATATGGTACCTGGAGAATGAGTGGAAAATGTACGTTAGGGATGAGGCTACGGGTATTCCATTTATGACAAAAAGGAGCGTGGCTGATTTAGCCAAAGAAAATCAGAAGAGAATTGAGATGGCTAAAAAGCAAGGTATTCCAGCCGATGAAGTACCCATGTTGCTGTACGAGAAAAGAACAGATCAGGTGTGGAAAGTTAAGTACGTTTCCCCCTCAGGCCATACTTTATTTAAAGGAGAAACACCCTATGCACATGGAGAACACCCATATATTACTTTGCTTTACCCTTTGATTGATGGAGAGGTTTGGGGATTTATTGAGGATATTATTGATCAACAAAGGTACATCAACAGGACTATTACTTTGCTTGACTTCATTATTGGAGCATCGGCCAAGGGCGTTCTGCTTGTACCCGAAACAGCCTTAGGAACATATACTCCAGAGGACTTTTCCGCACAGTACACAAAGGTTGGTGGAGTAATTATTTACACCCCAAAGCCCGGAGTAGAACCTCCAACACAAATTAGCTCTGCATCATCCAGCGCGGGAGTAAGTGAGTTAATCCAAATGCAGATGATGTTAATTCAGGATATATCAGGAGTTCATGGAGCGATTCAAGGGAAAACACCCGCATCGGGAACAGCCGCGAAACTTTATGCACAGGAGGCCTCAAACGCTTCATTGAACACTGCAGACTATATGTACGCTTTTTCGGGATGGAGAAATAGAAGGGATCGGAAAATAATGAAACTTATTCTACAGTTCTACGACTCTCCAAGAAATGTAGCCATAAGCGGAATGGTTGGAGCGAAATTCTCTGTTTATGATCCTAATTTAGTTAGGAATAGTGACTATGATATTATCACAACACAAGCACCTAACAGCTCAAACTACAGGGGATTAATTGAGGATACATTAACAGATTTGTTGAAAAATCAGTTAATAACCCTAGAAATGTACCTACAGCATACCACACTCCCATTTGCGGATCAACTTCTTGAAGATGTGAGGAACGGAAAGAACCAGATCGGAACAGGGGAGATACCAAATATGGATGGAGCAGTTCAGGGTACTAATCCTAAATCAATGGCACTGATTAATCAGATGCTTGGTAGAAATGCAGGATAACTAATTGTTTAACTTAATACTATAACCAATGTTAATAATCAACAAAAACGGAAACGGTTTAACCATTTTAAAAGAAGAGAATGGAATAAACATTTTAACAACTCCGAAAATTGCGGCAATATCAGATAGAAATCTTGATAAGATTGAATCTGACGCAAGTGTATCCGCAGGAGGAAAAACCTCAAAGAGTAAACTTACATTTTACGATGGTCAGAAATTCACCTATATGTGGGTGGAGGAACAGCTATCTGAAATGCAACTTGGAAGTTATACTGGTTCACAGGCTGGATTAGTAATAACATCCGTTACTGCTATTGCGGGTATTGATGTAGATAACACTACAGTTATTGGCAGTGTACCTCTTCCTGCCTATGCAGAAGCAACTGTAAGTAACGGAGTTAAAGTTCATTTCCCTATTACTTGGGATGATGGCACCCCTGACTACGATGGGGCAACTGCTGGAGAGTATGTTTTTTCTGGTACTCTAACCATGCCAACCGGAATAACTAACCCGAATAGTATAAAAGCATCAGTCACGGTGACAGTAGGTACCGTTGAATAAATAAAAAACCCCTCTTTGGAGGGGTTTTTTATTATTATAATTAACTTTGTTTGAATAAAAATACCATGATGAACAAATTTCTAAGCATTGTATTTATTGTTTTTGTTGTTGCAATAGCATTTTCTTTCAGTTTTGTTGATCTTAAAATACCTGTATTCACATGGAAGGATATTGCATTGATGGCGTTATTTTATGTTGCGATATGGGTAGCCTCTATGTTGCTGGTAAGTATATTTACAGAGGAAAGCAACCCTAAAAACACTATTACTATTCCTCTGACAATGTTTTTTATTATGCTATCGTTCCCATTTTTTAAAACAGGGGGATACTTTATAATAACTGGAATACTTTGCAGTATTAACGCCTTAATATCCCCCTATATTATTATTAAAAGGGAGGATTAATACACTTTTTCGTTTTTAAACTCTTTTACTTCCCAATCCTCGGCCAGCATATCGGTTTGAGATGCTAACCAACCAGTAACGATAGATTTTGATGCTGATACCATGTTGATGTTCGGGAGTCTTGTAATGGTATTTTCATCCCCAGGCACAAATAATCCTAATTTTACTCCATCCATAGAACTACCATGATCAGGAGAAATTTGCTCTCCATTTTCAAACCCTAGTAGTTTATGATCGAATGATCCTTTATTCAGGTATATGTACATACCTTTTCCATTCCAACCTTGTCGGGCAACACATTCCCCTTTTTTAAGGAGTTCTAATGCCTGACCAAATGTTAATGATTTTACTTCGCTCATTTTGATAAAGTATTAAGTTAGTATTTAAAAAGAAGCCTCTGAAATAATATTATTTTTTCTTCTTGGAGCCTGAACAACCTCTTCCGGTAGGTCCATAAACTTAGTAGCCAACCAAACACAACCAGCAGTAGAGATAACCCTATCGTCTTTTTGTCCTTCCACTGCACCTAAAGAGCCGTTAGGTTTATACTCGAATGAATCCATCTCATCACAGGCGTAGTTGTCCTTCTCGATGTAAAGTTCATCCCTCAATGCTCCGTTAAGCGTGTCGATAATCATTGGTTTTGTTGACTTATTGGTATGAAAACCCCATTTTACAGGTGCGCCCTGCTTAACTCTGTCTGGAGTAGTTCTAGCGTATAAATTGGGGTAGTAGTCCACAATCTCATCGAGAACGGTTAATGTGTGATCCCCTTCCGTGTCATCACCTTTACCCACCAAGGAGTTAACCTCGACTGCTAGGAGTCCTTTGTTGTACCACATCCCTAGTTGTGCCGCTTTCCAAGCGAACATATCCTGATCCAAATGTCCATGCCATACCGCACACACCTCTGGCCTATCTCCAAACATCATCCAGTACCGATCTATAACCTTTATTGTGGAGTAGTCTGCTCCTTCCGATGTTCCCCCAATATCCGCAAACAAGCAGTACCTATTCTTTATATTGCTCTCGCGATCCGGTTCTATCCAAACTTTTAAACAGCCCTTGTCGTTTTGAACAAATTCAATATCCTCCAAGGATTCTTTACCCATGATGGATTTACCCATTAATTCGCCTACACGTAAAGGTTTTTCACAGGTCTTTCTTGCCCTAGAAACATACATTGGTCTAAACCTTCTCCTTCCGGTAGATTGAAAAGCCTCTGTTGCAGTGGTTGGAAACTCTGACTTCATGCGCCAATCGTCATAGTTCTCTGCCGCCTTGTAGTTCCGGTACCACATTATACCCTCCAAGGTTGCGCCCTGTTCCCACTGCCATAACTCATCCTCTGTCCATGACTTAATAAACTGAACAGGGTTATCCACAGGCATCCGGTAACGTTCAATTTCAAACCATGCTACAAAAACAGGACTATATGCAGACTCTCCCCTTTCTGCCGCAATCCATTCCCGATGGAAGTAATTACCTACACCCTTTGCCGTACTCTCCTTCACTATTAAGGTATTGGGAGAAAAGGGAATGGTATTGGCAACCGATTGGGCTAAATCCTCTGCGGATCGCTTTGGGGTACTTTGCCACAAACCAATTTCGCTAAGATGGGCCATCGAGAAGTCAAACGATCTCAGGTTTTCGGGTTTTTGTGCCGAACCTACCCCGATTATACAGCCTCTTTCCTTAATAATTCGGGTTTTAGTTGATCCCTCAAATGGGGTAAACGATAACTCTCCCAGTTCCTTCGGGTAGTATTTAAGCAATCGCGAGTACATCCCTCTGATATTTCTTGATTGCTCCTCCACATCGGCAACTACAACCGAGTGCCAGTTGGTTAAAAGCCTTGCCTGTATCCAAGCCATGTAGATTTGTACTAACGTAGAGCCGCCCCATTGCCTTGCTTTAAGCAGAACAACTCTAATAGGAGTGTTAGACAGCCTTAACCTCTCCAGTTCTGCCAGTAATTTTCTTTGAGCTGCATTTAAAACAAAAGGGATAGCCTGTTTACTCTCCTTGTCCTGAATTTTACAGGCTGTAGCGGCATAAAACTCAAAATCATAATCCAGCCTACAGGATGATATTTCACTCATCATGTGATCCCTATTTGAATCTGTAGGGGTAAAGCCTGACTCTAAAAGCAACGTGTCTATATCCCCTCCATTTAATTTCTTGATGAGATCAATCTGCATCATAGGAGTTGGGAGCCAAAAGCGCACAGGCTTACCCTTAAAGAGAAAAGACAACTCTTCTCTAGGAATCGTTGAACCCTCTCCGGTTATAGGATTATAATGAGGGAATAATTGTCTATTCCTCTCTGTATTCTGGTGGATTTTTGCCTCTATACTCATTTTCCATTAGTAGTATTATTCGTTGCACCGACCTCCATGAGACAAAATAGTACTTGTCCTGAACTTGCGTGTATAAGTACTGCTTTGGTACTTGAGTCGCTAGTTTGCCTAAATCCTTTTGGCATTTGAGAAAGTAAGCATACATATCCCGGTACTTCTCATCAACGCAGGAATCTCTTCTTTTTCTTGGTTTTGACATTGTAATATTGTTAGTAGGTTGCTCAAACTTAGTACAATATTGTAATATGTAGTACGCATATAGTAATAAAGTAATTAACCGATGTATTAACATAATCAGGCTTAATTAATGTAATATGCTTTATTTGGTTTCTAATAGTACAACAAAATACAATAAAGACTAAATGCAATAACGATGTCTGAAATCAGAGAAAAAGCGTTACAAACGCTCAAGAAAAAATATCCAGATAAGGAGTTTGCAGAGGACGAAGATTTAACATCGTACCTAGTTGATCATATCGGAGAGCTGGAGGACTATCAGACTAAAAACTCCGAGGCCAACGGTAAACTTATCGAGATTTTTGAAGCGGAGCCAGAACTGGTTGCCATTATAAAAGATTTAGTGGCAGGGGCAACGCTCAGAGAGGCATTAGCGCGTCATGTTGATCCTCAAGACTTACAGCCTGTAGAGGGTGATCCCGACTATGAGGGATGGACTAAAAACCGAAACGAGCGAGTTTCTAAGTTGGAAGGCAATAAGAAACTAGCCGAGGAACAGCAAAAAAACATTGATTTATCCATAGCCCAAGCGGAGGAGTTCGCCCAAGAAAAAGCGATGACTCCAGAGGAAACAAACGCCTTTTTGGATAAAGTGGACGAAACCCTTGCTCCAATTCTTAACGGAAAGGTGGATAAGAATTTCCTTGAGCAAATGTGGAAGGCTCTGAACTATGAAACCGATTTAACCAGTGCTAGGCAGTTAGGAGAAGCATCTATGCTGAATAAAAAAGTTATCGCAGAAAAGGAAAATGTAGTAGGCGATGGACTACCTAATATTAGCGGCAGTGGTGACGAAGTGAAAGCATCACCTCCTAAAAAGAAGGGATATATAGAACGACTAAAAAACGAAAATTACTAAAACAAACGAGAAATGAAAAGCAATCAAATTTTTAAAATCTTAGCCGCCCTGTTTGTGGTGGCTCTCGTTGTTCTAGCTGATAGCCTTATTGGAGGTGCGGCTGGAGTAACATTCGCTACCGTTGTGGTAGCAGGAGAAGCAGTAACCGAGCAAGGTGTTCGGGATGAAACTTCTGGGGTACCCGATTTAGATATGGAGGATATATCTGCTACGGTAGTAGAGATGAATCCGGCACGTACCCCATTGGATACTATGATGCGGAAAATTCGGAAGGCCGAGAAGATTGAGTCGATGATTAAGAAATTTTACTCAGTAGGATCAGAACCTTTAACCGATATATTAGCCGCCGATGCAACATACGGCACTTACGCCTATGCTTCTGGAGATGGGTTAACATCTAGGACTTTCAAGGTAGAAAATCCTTCCATTTGGGCTGTAGATGACACTTTGCTTGCAAGGGATGTGGTTGTTTTAAAAACAAAGGTAGTGGGTGTTATTGGAACCCCTGCCAATGAAACTACCGAAGATATTGTATTCTATGTAAACAGTATAAGTGCTAATGGTATTGAGTTAATTCCTCTTAATGGTATTAAAGGATCAGGCGCAAATGCCGCTAAGTATGTTATTCCAGACATGACCGCAGGTAGAGTATTCTACAGAATGGGTGTGGCTAAGAATGAAATGGATATTCAGCACGATCAGTTTGCATTGCTACCAGAACCAGAGGACAACTACTGCCAGTACTTTATTTCACAAATTGAAGAATCTACCTTCCAACGTTTAACCAAAAAAGAGGTTAACTGGGGCTTTAGCGATTTTGAGAGACAGAACCTTTACGGCATGAAAGCTAAAATGGAAATGTCGTTTGTGAATGGTATTAAGGCGATAGTTTATAATACAGACAAGAAAAACAAACGATACACCACCGAGGGTATTGCCCGAAGAGTAGGCCACTTAGTTGATTATACAAAATCAGCCGGGGTAACTCAGGACAACTACCTAACTTGGATGGAAACCGTATTTACAGGCAATAGCGGTTCTCAGGAGCGTTTGCTATTTGGAGGTAGCACCCTAATTAAACGACTACACAAGGTAGAAGATATTGCGAAACAGCTTAAAGGTAGCGAGACTAAGGTTAAATGGGGCATTGAGGTAAACGAGATTGTTACCAATTTTGGTAAACTATACATCTACCATCACCCACTATTCTCCTTGACTGGATGGGCTGATAACGGTATGATCTTAGATATGGAGCATGTTAGAAAGCATGAGTTCATGCCTATGAAAGTTACCGATCTAGACCTAATTACTAGCGGACAGCGTAATGCAAAAGCGAGAGTAATTGCGGAGGCATCCTGCGTAACATTGCAGTACCCTGACTGTCACGCCATGATTGTAGGTAAGTAGTAATTATAAGTAAATAATCTTAAAAAAGGGGAGGGTGAAAAATCCCCTCCCCTTTTTTCTAACACAGAAAGCACCATGATTAAAACGTATGTTAGCACCAAAACAATAAGCCTAACCACCTCAATTATTGATAAGACTGGGAAGGCTCACCAGATTAAGTTCGAGAATGGGGCCACTAGCCCATTTAAAAGGTACGCGAAATTCACCACAGCCGACAAAGTAATTCAGGATGCGCTAGAGAGCGATCCAGCGTTCAATGTTTATTTTGCGCTGGAGAGTTCGGTGGAAGAACCTAAGAAAAATAAAGTAACACCACCCCAAGGTAGCAATGATTCAGGCAGTAAATCTGATACTCCAATTACCGCTTCCGAAGTAACCGATTTTGCACAGGCCAGAGATTACATGGTTAACCTGAATGATGGACTAACCAAGAGTATTCTTAAAAGCAAGGCCATTGTACTTGAAGAGGCCACCAAGAGAAATATTACATTCCCTAATCTGAAATAGGAATGACCAGAGCAGAGATCATCGAGCAGGTAATGATTAGGCTAAACGAGTTAATTCCTCTAGGGGAGGGATTAAACGGTTTAGCCGGGGAGGAAGTTACCCCAATAAGCACTCACATAGACAAGTTGTTGGACGAGTCGGCCAGAGAAATTCTTCTGATCGCGCCAACCCATCAATGTCCTTTTAAGAGTGCCACAATCACAACACCCAACACAGACACAGACAATAATTACATTATACTGCCCGATGATTTTCTACGCTTAGTGGGTATGCAGGAGGAGAAATGGGAAGTAGCAGTTTACATCCTGATTGATCCATTGCAACATCCCCAACTATATAATATGCACAAGAACGTATATATAAGGGGATTGGTAAGCAGACCTGCGGCCTTTATTAAGAGTAAAGTATTTGTGGTAGATACTGTAACCACAGTTAAAAAAATTGCTGAGCTGTACTCCACTGCTAAGAATAGAATTGTAGTAATGGGGTATATTCCATTGGTTCCCGCAGAGGGTTGTGACGATCCAATTATAAACGCGCTATCATGGCTTTGCGCTTCCAAAATATTTGCAATATCAAACCGCGCGGAGGCTAAGATAGCCTATGATTACTACAAGAAAGAAATAGAACTGCTAAACCAGTAGATGATGACTCCCCAAGAACTCACACAGCTAATAATGAACTACGTTGATGAGGCTATTGCCAATAAGATCAGCGAGAACAGGTTCAACCCGGTTAAACTATCAGCCACATTCGCTGAGTGGGAGCGAATATATATGGGGAAGTATGATGGGAACGAGGTGGTAACACACAGCACTCTTCGCCAATTGATGAATCAGTTGGATGTGGTGTACGATTACAACCTGGTTCAGTCAAGCAATGATGCGCTGGATAGGGTAATATGGATAACTCCAAACCTAGCCGCACAGAACAACCCGACATCTGGGAGTAGAGCCTTAATATCCGCAGTAACCAATTTAGTTATTACCGGAGCAGGTGCAAAACCTATTTTAAATGTTAATCCCCTTGATGCTTCGTTCACCCTCGCGGGAAATATAAGCATTGGAGGAATAGCGTATAACTCCACTGATGATAAGTGGTACTACAGTAGGGCCAATGGAGTAATTGCAGATTTTAAAACAGGCACACTTTTACCCGAAGAGGTAAGCGGATTACCAGAACACCTTGCTAGCTATGGTATTTTATCCAGCGCGGTATCCGATCATATTGCCCTTACAAACGCACATCTCGAACCAGATGGAACAACCATAAAGGTTACAACAGGAAAATTAGAGGCTCAACTACACACCTTCGCCAACTATTTTGATGTAGTAGGAAGGGCTGTATCCTTAAAGTATAACACGGACGATTTTAATATAGTTGATGGGGTTTTCACATTCAAAAGGAGTATTCCTGATATAACCTCATTAAGTCAAACTGTAGTAAGTAACACCCAGAGTATAGTTACGATTAATGAAGCATTAATATCTCTCGATTTAAGGGTAACAGAGTTAGAGTCAGGGGAAGTTATTCCGGGAGGAGGAACTACAGGGGAGGTGATAACAATAACCGACAGCACTGGTACTCCTAAGTGGTATATCAAGGCAGTTGGAAATAGTTTAGGATTCTACAACGCAAGCAATGTATTAGTGGCCTCGTTGTCAAGTACAGGGGCAGTATCGGCCAAGGACGAAGTTAGCGCATACAGCAACATATAATGAACCAGAGTAGCCCTAGAAAATATATCGTACTGTTAACGGCAGGTGAAAAACCTACCGTTCCTGTACCTAGTAACTTGTCTCCAGTTGACATCAACTGGAAGTCAACTGATATAATGATAGGTCAGTCAGCCTACAATGTGGTTGATAAAAAATGGTACATCAGGGATTCAAGAGGGATAACGGAGTCAACCGATCAGCGATTTAAGGATGTAGGGGATTCATTAACTCAAATATACGCCTACATTAATGGTCAAACCTCTGGATTACCTAGTTATTTCCAGATAATGAATGAAGGGCTACCCAATGAGTACTTGAGACTTAAGAAGCCCCTTGGTTGCGATTATGATATTCAGGCATATACCAATAGTGGACAGTTCCCGCTTACTATTTGGGAGTCTCTACCATACGCTTCTGATTTAAGCATTGGGGGTATAAAGTACAATCCCGATCAGTTTGAGCTTAACAATGTTTACCAATTAACACTAAAAGGAGGTGTCGTAACACCAACCGCACACACTCACTCATGGAGTGATATTACAAGCGGTGTACCCACTGAGTATAACCCTTCAACTCACGGATTAATAAGTGATAGGCACTCAGCATCAGGACTTACGGCAGGACATTTTTTAAGGGCCACATCTGCATCCGCATACGATTTTTTAGCACTAACCAAGGAAGATATTACAAATCTTCTCGCGGATTGGTTTGTAATTGCAGGAACAGCCCCAAATCAATACATCCGATGCAAGTACCCATTTGCTAGTGATTATGAGATACAGGCATATACCAATTCAGGGCAACTCCCTTCTACAATATGGGAGAGTATGCCGATGGCAACATCAACCTCTATTGGGGGAATTATTTTAAATACAGCGCAATTTGAATACAATAGCAGTAACCAGCTAACAATAAAAGATGGTATAATAGCCCCAAAAGAACACACCCATAGTATTATTTATCAACCCAACGGACTTAATGGATTTGTTTACACCGACAATGCCGGGAATCTGTTTATAGATGGTAATATTATTCAGAATGGAAGTACTTACGAAACACACGCAGAGCAGGTTTATACCAAGAACAATACTATAATTCTTAGAGACGAGGCCGTTGCAGGATTGGCTGTTGGGGAGTATGCTGGACTTGTTGCAAAAATGTATGATGGAGTAAATGATGGGTTGCTCATTTATGACAAAGATGGAATTGCTAGAGTAGGAGACGCTGGGAGTTTACAGCCATTGACTACAAGAATAGAAACCCCATCTAACGGTTATTTTGCATACTGGGAATCGCCAGGCACAAGATTAAACTTTAAGCAGATTGCCAAAACAGATATTCCTTCTACTGTGGTTTACACCGATCAGGCAAATGTATTTGGCGATTATGCTCAATCCTTTAAAGATAATATATTAAGAATATACAACCCCGCAAACACATACTACTACACACTAACAGCAGGGGCTATCGCGGCTAACAGAATACTTAACTTTCCTGTGCTTACCGCAACAGACACAATAGTTACAGAAAATCACACCCAAACGTTAACGAACAAGACTATAAGCGCAACCGGGAACACCGTTCTTGCAGAGTGGTTTGAAATTGTTAACGCAGGACAATCTGGAGAGTATCTTCGGGTAAAGAAGCCCCTTGGATGCGATTACGATATTCAAGCATACACTAATTCAGGACAATTCCCGCTTACTATTTGGGAAAGTCTACCAATTGCGTCAACAACATCGTTTGGAATAGTCAAAATAGGCTCTGGTATTAATGTTACAAATGGACTTTTAAGCGTTGCTTCTGGAGCAGGAATGGTTTACCCGGGTGCAGGGATAGCTTTATCAACAGGAAGTGCGTGGGGAGCATCTATTGCAAACAACTCCGAGAACTGGAATACTGCCTACACATACTCACAAGTAGGACATCTTCCTCTTGGTGGAGGAACAATGGCTAATACGAATCTAGTATCGAATCTTAATGCAGATTTACTAGATGGACAACAAGGTAGTTATTATGCAGTTGCTTCAATTTATCCAGCAACAGGACTCTCAACAGGTTATTTACCCTATAAATCATTAACAAGTTTAAGTAATAGCCCTATTTACACTAACGGAACTAGCATAGGTTTAGGAACAACAGATATTGAAGCATGGAGTACATCGTATAAAGGTATTGAATTTGCCAGTACTGCAATAATGGGAGGTGTATCAAATTCATCATTACTATTAACGGCTAATGCTTATTATGATGGAGACTGGAAATACAAAGCAACAAGTACTGCTGGGGTTTTTTCTGTTGACGATACATATCTATCCTATCGTCAGGCTGTTTCAGGCACAGTAGATACTAAAATTACATGGACTACCCCATTTCAAATAGATGTTGACGGAAATTCTATATTTACTGGTAATATGGCAGTCGGAACGACAATTTCAGATTACCATAAATTAAGAGTATCTATATCGCCAACCGATAGTTTATCAGGAAGTTCAGTATTTTCTTGTTACGGTTATCCAACCTACACAGGTGCAGAAACGGCATCAGAGTCATACTACGGATTTAGAGCATATCTCTATCCTATTATTAATACTGACCATAATAATTCAGGAAGTATAATTAGTAGCTATGTTAGTAATCTTCGAAATAGCAATGATGCTTCGGCAGATGATAATGGAACATTGGCGAGTTTGGTAGGAAGTCAAATTACATATGGTCATTATCTTACAAATTCATCTGCTACGCCAATAACAACGACTGCTTATGGATTATACATTGTTCCAAATTATAGAACAGGTACAATTACCAATATGTTTGATATTTATTTAGCGGGAGAGTCTACTGGAGGTACTGCTACTAACAGATGGGGAATATACCAAGCAAATAGTAAGAATAATAAACTTGAAGGAAGCCTCGGACTTGGAATTACCCCTACCGAAAAATTACACGTAAGCGGGAATATTCTTGCAACTGGAGAAGTTACCGCATACTATTCTTCTGATATTAGATTAAAGAAAAATATAGTTGATTTTAGCGGCATTACAATTATTGAGCAATTAGCTCCCAAGATGTTTAACTGGAATAATACTGCTAAAAAGCTAAACACTCAGAAAAATGACACCGATCAGTACGGTGTAATTGCCCAAGAGTTAGAGCAAGTGCTACCCGGATTGGTACATCCGATCTACGGTAAGTATAAAAGCGTTGATTACATCCAGCTTATTCCAATATTAATACAAGGGATAAAAGAGTTAAAACAAGAAATAACCGAACTGAAAATGACCATAAAATAATAATACCATGTCTATCCTATCTACAACTAATATAACCACAATGCTTATTAGAAACACTCTAGGAGAGGCTTCTAATAAGGTGTCTGTGTTATGTACAAGTCCAAATATAAATATGTTTTCCCATAGAAAACCTGTTAGAGAAGCAAGAATTAGCATACCTGCCGATGAAGTTGGAGAAGTTGTTGGATATGGGTTAGAGGTTCCTATATGGGATGGTACCAATCAAGTTTGGACATATTTAAAACCGAGAGGGGGATCATCCGAGCCTTATAGACTTGGTGATTTCAGAGGTTATTCTCACGATGCGGGGATACCTGTTAGAATGGATGATTATACTAGCCGGATATTTTATATTGCATACAACAGTCTTTTAATTTTTTCGGGGATTGCATCATTTCCCGATCCCGATTCTCCTGGTATTGCATGGCCGGATGTATTACCTGATTATTATTTTGCTTGTCAGTTAAAGAATGAGGCAAATGAGATTATCTGGGGAACTCACCCTGATCCAGAAAGCTTCGGGATAAATATTGATTTTTCAGAAACTCCATTTAATACAGCAAATTGGCAAAATAGCGTAATTGAAATTAAGTTTTTCTTTAGTAGTGTGGCTAAAACATTTGCAGAGGCAGATAAAACATCTATAAAAAAAGCTATGCACTATCATTCCACCTCAAATAAAACCACTCAAACGTTTACTACGCTAACAGAAGCGTATGTTGAAGCAGAAATAACCGCGATTGCTAACGATCCAACCTCGGCAACATGGTTTACTAAAGATGGCATATATGATCCAGAAAATCTTCCTGTACCTTTAGAAACTGCTGGTCCTGTTGCTTTGAAAGTAAAGTTTAGAAATAAACTCCCAGATACAATTACAATCGGTGGGGCAATATTCAAGTTTGGAACAATGTCTAACTACCACAGCATAGAACGTTTTATCAACTTTACAGGAACAGGGTTTAGCAATATGTATGATCTAAGCGGAAATCCTATTACAGAACTTGAAATAGCTGGGGAACAGTGGAGTTCAGAAATTATTTTATATGATGGTTATATGTTAAACTTTAATGGAACGACAGGGCAAATACCCGATCCCGCTGTGATTGCATTTTATGACTTTGATGTAAAAATGTTAATTCTTGGTAGTTGGGTAGAAATATCTAATTGGTTCAACAAAAGATGTGCAAGTAATTTATAATTAACCATAAACTAATAACAAGAAATGAAAAACGTAGAATTATACTCAGTTAAAGTTGGTTTAATGCTCCTAGATGGAACCGAGGGCGTTAAGCTAGGTGCGCTAAGAGCCGAACTAAACAGAGATGTAAAACCCTTAATATCCGACTTGGAGGAGTTTAAGAACTCCGCTATCTGGAAGGAAACAGACGCGCTTTTAGAGGAAGTGAATAAAAAGTACTACCTAAGAGATAAGGATGGTAGACAGGTAGTGGTTAACAATATTCCTTTGTTTAAAAACGAACTCGAAAGGGATGAGGAAATTAACGCTCTGGAGAAAAGCAAGAAAGACCTGTTTACCAAAAGAAAAAAAATGATGGAGGAGTACAAGGAGGAGCTAGAGAAGGATTGCAAGAAAACATTCCCTAAAATTCCGTTTTCGTTATTTCCTAAAAATACTAAAACCGAGGTTATTGACTTGCTATGGTCGGTTATTGATTCAAAAAAATAGTGCGTTTTGTTAAATTTTTAATATGATGTGCATAATGGAACACATACCCTGCAAGGCCGATCAAGACCTTAACGAAATAAAAACTTCTGTAAACCAGATTAAGGACGCTCTATTAGGAACCGATTTCAACCAGAGACAAGGATTAGTGTACCAGGTTGAAAAGAATAAGGAGGAGATTGGAGAAGTAAAAAAAAAGTATGAGAAGATAGAAAAGAAACTATACTACTATACTGGATTCTCTGCCGCTACAGGTTTAATTGTGGGATACATCATAAAAAAATTAATAGAGATATAATGGGAGCATTTGGGAAAACATCACAGGATCGCTTATCAACCTGTCACCCGCTTTTACAGCAAGTGGCTAACGAGGCGATAAAGAACTGCCCGGTAGATTTTGGCATTTCCGAGGGGAATAGGTCAATCGAAAGGCAACAGCAACTATTTAAGGAAGGGAAGAGCAAAATAGATGGAGTTACCCAGAAGGGAAAGCACAACTATAGCCCTTCTGAGGCATTTGATATTTACGCCTATGTGAATGGTAAAATATCATATGATACTGCTTCATTGTCATTTATTGCTGGCTTTATTTTAGCCACAGCGCAACGAATAAATATTAAGGTGCGATGGGGAGGCAATTGGGATGGCGATGGAGAGATAATCAAGGATCAATCATTAGTTGACCTTCCTCATTTTGAATTACTTTAAAAAAATCGACAATGAAACAGATTAAGAACATCATCATTAAGAACTGGATCACCACAACAGCAGGGGTGTTAATTATTTTATTTGCACTTGCGGCAATCTGGTTTGGGAAAGTAGAATTTTGGAATAGCCTAATCCTGATTTTTGCAGGTTGTTTCTTTGTTGTAGCGAAGGATACGTGGATTAAAAATATTCTATCTCTTATTCTAAATAAAAAATGAAAAGAGGAATTGCTATAGTTGCATTACTGCTGGTTGGACTAACCGCATATATAACCTATATGCTGAGTGTTCCTTCCGGTAGTGTTGTGATAAAAAAATCATTCCTAGACTCTTTGGCCTGTATTAAGCCGGATACAATAAAAAGAATAGATACAATCCCCGCAGAGCCGGACACCTTTATTATTCAAACAAAGGTGCCATATCCGGTATATGTTCAGGATTCAACACTTTTGGCTTACCACGACAGCCTGGAGAATACCAAAATATCCATTCATCTTTACGATACTATCACGAAGTCTGGAATATTTAAGAGTAGAAAGTGGATGATTAGCTATAAAATTCCCATGTATATTATTAAGGAGAATACAATAATAAAACCGATCCCGACACCTTACCCCTTTTGTGAAGAGAAGAATAGGTTAAGGTACTATGCAAAAGTAGGAGTAGGGGTTAAAGCGTTTTCTGTGGAGGGAGGGGTGGTGTTTAGGGATCGGTTTATGCTTGGAGTTGAGTCTGGGAACAGACAATTACTACTTAAAGGAGGTTACATATTTAATTAAAATGCCATGTCGTACATTGAATCAAAATTAGCCCTTCAAGAAGGATTGCTTAGTTACTTTGAGAGTTTACTGGAAGAAAGTAGCCCGGTGAATCCTAGCGCACAGGAAACCGCAGAGAGTATATCCGAGGATATTGGAGTTATAGTGCATTTTCCTATAATTAGTATTATCAATGAGGCTAAAAGAATATCCGCATTTAGAGCAAAGTACACCTCAAATGAGAAAGGGGAGCCAAACATGGCAATAGCCCTAACCACTGATGAGGATGATCTTATAAAGAAGATACTAAGCAAGTGGGCCAATAGGGTATTTGATGAGGTGAGCAGTGCTTCTTTAAAAGTTCCCAACGCATACTCCTTGGAGGACAATGCTACCATAAATGTATATGTAGCACAAACAGCCTTTGAGTCTGGAGAAATTTACCTTAACGGTACTACTCTGTATAGATGTTTGGCCGAAACAGAGGAAATCCCCTCTGATGATTCAATCTACTGGATAAAAATTGAGGATGGCGATGAAAAAAGAGTTTACTTCTCATTTCTGATCAATCCATACTGGGATACTAACGCTTCCACGCTACTAGAAACATCCCTATTTGATGCTATGGTTACAGCCATACTAAAGGAGTGGTTTAAAATTACCAACATGAGTAAGATGCATCAGGAATACTCAGAGGAGTATGAAAAGAATATTATGAGCGCGAGAAGTGCTACATACAGAAGAACAAAAGGAATTACGCTAAAACAACCATTCTTATGAGCCAAAGCAGAGTCAGGGATCAAAGCTTTGTTAGAGACAAGGTGGTACATAAAGAAACTATCGGGAAAGGGGAGGGCAATAGCCATCCTGCAAAAGCCGTTACTGTAGATACTGCTAATTTAACAGATAAAGAGGTTGATAATGTCCAAAAACTAGCCGAAAAAGTATCGTTAATTGATGATGAATTAACCGATGCTACACAACTAGCCGAAACCGCCACCACCAACGCCAACGAAGCCACCCAAGCCGTAGGCGAACACGTAGCCGGAAAAACCAACCCACACGCTACAGATACCACGCAGGAATTTGCCGAGGTAAATGTAACGGCTCTAAAATCCTATGCAACCGAAGGCGAAGTTCCTGCAACTGACTACAACTGGTTTAAATCGGTTTACGCTACTTTGGTTGATGGCTCTATTAAATCATGGATTATTGGGATTATTAACTTTTTAAAACAAATAGGATTAGTTGAACCGGTTTCTGAAATAGCAACATTCACACTAGCATTAACCCATCTTTACAAAGGAATACGGTGCAACTCAGTAACTGATATAGACTGTAATATCCCATTAAATGATACAGTAGCATTTGACATAGGTGCTGTAATTACTATTCAACAAATTGGGAATGGTGTAGTAACTGCCAAGCCTGTTAGTGGGGTAACACTTAATGGGGATGCTAAAACAGCAGGGCAGTACAAGTTTATTCAGTTATGGAAAACAGATACTAATGTTTGGAACGTAATTGGAGGGGTAAGTTAATGAGCAGACTACTTACATTAGGTGTACTTTCACAGGCCATTGACCCAGCGGTAAAAATGGCAACAGACTACTGCAACTATGTAATAGCACAAGGAGGGGAAGTGGATTATACTACAGTTTACTCTATCTATAAGAACGAGGTGTTAACAGACCCCGATTGGCTGAAATTGGCATTCTACATTGATGCACGAGCAGGAAAAAAACCAACTGTAGGTTATCCCGGCACATACATAGGGATATATTCGTTAATATATCCCTATTCTATAATTGAGGGTAGGGCGGTATCACAAAGATTTACCGTTCCAAATGGAACCATTACAAGGGCAACAACCACCACCCCTATTCTTTATTTTAACTCAGGATTTTTAACTCAGGATATATGTCACCTGCGTATCACAACAAAAATAAGATATATAGCAGGGGCAGGGGCTAATTATCCAATATTACTTATTTCTGGTAAAGATAATGGAGGTGCGTATGCTTCATTTGTTTGGAATAGATTTTTATACGCGAGTGACAGATTTGCCAGTTATTTGAATCACTACGATTTAAGCACGAATACCAACCTCCCAACCACAGCATATCCTGATAATATTGACGAAATGATTATGATTCAAGAGGTGGACTATCTGAACAAAATACACTATTTCAAGCATCATATCACTGAAAACACAGTTCCGATAACAGTAGGGAAAGTACCTAAATTATTCGATGATACATACCAAGGACAAAGTTATTTATACAGTTATCCACAAACTGAACCATATTACGCTAAAATCTATAAGTTATGACAATACTGATAGACAAATCAACAAAACAGCCTATTTCAAGCATATTTCCCAATGGTTATCTAGTAGATGGAATTAAGCCAGAACTGCCAGAAAATATAATTGAGGTTGATGTAATTGATAACCCTCTGCCAGTAATTACACAAAATCAAAGTGCTACTTTTGAATGGAAAATGACTACAAAAGGATGGGAGAAGGTTTGGACAATTACCGATGTAGTTGTAACAGATTGGCTACATGACTACCCACTAAGAATCGTTGCACCAAAAATGTTGGTGTTAGTTTATCCAGAAATATATATTTGGTTTCAAGTAAATGACCTTCCCATTGAGAAGGTAGGCGATATGGTACATCTGTACTGCAATGAGATAATGCCGGAGCATCAGGGGTTAATTGATGCCAATAGCGCAATAATTACAGTTGAACCAAAACCAATAAACCAATGATTTACCTAATAACAGCACTGTTAATAATGACAGCATATTTAGTTTTAGTAGCGGCTAAATTTGGCTGGTTACAGAGCATTTCAGACAGTTACTATCATATTAAGCACAAGTACATATTTACCTTTGTACTTTGGTCGTTTTCCGTACTGATGTTGTTGGGGGTGAATGATGTAATTAAAACACCAATATACCCATTTGCCTGTTTCGGAATAATCATTGTTGGGGCGTACTCTCAGTTCAAGGGTAATAAGTTTATTAAGATCATGCACTTCATTGGGGCGTACATGGGAATAGTCTTGGCAATAATAGGACTATGGGCAGAGTTTGGCTATATGTGGCTTACTCTAACCTACCTACCGCTTTATGCAATTGCCAAGTACGTGATTAGGAATAATAACTTCTACTGGATAGAGGTGTTCGCCATTTACTTAATAGGAATTTCTTTGCTATACATATTATGGATATAATCAGATGTCATTGCGTATTATAGCTTAATATTAATCATCAAGTAAATGGTTGATATTATTACTCATTTCCTCCGTGTCGAAATCTCCATGATACCTTTTATGTACCGCTTCCGATGAGTGGCCCACTAACTGCATCCTCATTTCAATAGGAATACCTTTCTTTTTGAGAATATCCACAAAAGAGTGCCTTGCTGTGTGAAACGTAATCAGTTTATCTATTTTTGCTTTCAGCGCGATTGATTTTAAAGATTTATTCACCACTGCATTAATAGAGGATACCCCATTTTCGTACTTTAGGAGATCATCATAATGATGTTTAAGTAGAGGAAATAGGTAGTAACTATCATTGTTTTTATACTTATTGACAATATCTAAGCACTTATCATCCATAACCAGAGTCATTCTTTTAGTAAAGTTACTTTTGCTGGTCATGTAGGACAGAGTATTACCTTTTATATTCTCATTTTTGAGCAAGGCTACATCTCTGAAACGCATACCCCAACAGTAAAAAGCGAAAAGAAACATATCTTTTGAAAGAGATAGGACCGGGGCAGATAGCACCAGGTTATCTATACTTTTTATTTCTTCCAACGTTAAACGATCCTTCAAAACTTCCTCCCCTTGCGTTTCAACCTCGTTGAATGGTTTTTTATCAACATGACCATTTTTAACAGCCTCATGGTACGCTCTCCTCAATACTTTAAAGTTTGACTGGACAGTATTGGCATTATTAGTCTTTTGAAGGTGTAATTTGTAATCGACTAGAAGCTCTGGAGTAATTTCATCAACAGGTAAGGGATTATTAACGTATGTTTTGAATTTTTTCAGCACAGTAAGCCAAAGTCTATACGTTCCCTGTTTGCCACACTTCAAGTAAAAATCTCTTTTATTTTCTGCAATAGCAAAGAAATCAGGCTTAGATTCTTCCTCTGTACTTTTAAGGATTAACTCATCAACAGTAATACTCTTATTGCTGATCATGGCCTCATAAATCTTGTCCTGTATTTGGCTGACAATCTTATTGGCCGTTCTATTTGATTTAAGAAAATCTGGATGATTTTGCTTTAGCAAGCCTGTTTTTTTATCAAACTGACTTTCAGTGGCACTATCTATGATTAGATACTTCTCTCTACCCTGGGAGGAAACTCTCACCACATAGGGGTACTTATTATCTTTGAGAGGCTTATTTTTCTTGAGCATTAAAGTAACTGTTGCCATAAAATCTGCCCTTTAGTTTAAAATATATTTACAAAGGTAGAAAAAGAGCAGATAATAAATACAAATTGATACAAAAAATAACAACTCAATACAATTGACAAAAAGTGTAAAATAGTTCAAAAATGAGCGTATTTAAAGGAAAGGCAATAAAAAAAGCCACTTAAAAAAGTGGCTGTTGTGACCCGGAAGGGATTCAAATGATATTTTACAAACCCCTATATATATAGTATCCATAATTCAATTATCATTCAGGGCAGATAAAGGACAGATAAACGACTATCTTTTTACCGAAGTGATCACTTTAACTACATTGAATATTTGTGAAATATCTATCATATTCACTTTAAAATCATCGTACATACTATTTAACGAGTGCAAGGTAAGATTTCCTGTGTTAACATCATGGGTTATTATCCTTTTTATTAGTATTCCCTCCTCGCGGTGAACTATAATAAAATCCCAGTCGTTAATATGTAGTTTGGATGACCAATGCTCCTTTCTTACCTCTCTTCCTAATACCAAGCATCCATCGGGGTAAGATTGTTTCGTACCATCATCCATTGAATCGCCCTTAACCTCAAAGCACAAATAACTACCCCTATGATTACCCTCTACCATAAAAGGTACTTTAGGTAACTGTTCCACGTACTCGTTGTCACCCCACCCCTTTACATAACCTGCTTGAGCGTAGTATGAAACCAATGGGGCGTTTATTATCCAAGGGGAACTGAACGGTTCCGCTTCCTTCTTTACCTGTTTATCTATTCCGGTTAGAAGAAATTCCTTTTCATCGGGAAACCTTTCAATTATTGCTTCCACTATTTCCTTGGATGGTTCCTTGTCTTTATGAAATATATCCAATATCTCCGCAGAGAATGATAGGCCGATCCTTGAGGCCAATCCGATAGGCTCCAGTTTATTCTTGAACATAATACCCTTAATTCTATCCGAAGGGCTATTATATGAGAGAATAGGGTTGCCTATTCCTAACAATAGCCAATCCAAACTGATCATCCGGTATTTGCAAACGATCATTTGGGCTAAAGATTTTGATATGCCGTGTTTTCCATGTAAAATATTGTACACAGTATCAACTCTTTTCATGCCGATAGCCTCAGAGAACTGCTTCGCGTTCAGGTGCAGAATCCCTAAAATGTACTCAATTCTTTCTTTGTCAGTCATATAGAATTTTTTATAAAATAATTGAAAAATAATTACTAAAATATTTGTAAATACAAACTTTATTGTATTTATTTGTATCCATATACTAATATACGAAATAAATACAACAAGACGCAATACGATACGGTATTTATTTGACAAATAAGCATTTCTAGCTTGTAAGCAAGCCAAAAACAGATATGAACACATAGTATTAACATAAAATTATAGTAATGAATACAAAAATTAAAATTGAGGGAAGTGATATTTTGACCGCTTACGAGGCGATGAAAATTCTAAGGTGTAATTCTCACCGATCCATGATTAAAAAACTCAACACTCTCGGAGTTAACTACAAGGTGGTTAATAGAATTTACATGATTCCAAAAGTATCCCTAGAGGATGCCTTAAACAAATAACAATTAATGATATGGATGTATTTGAACGACTTGGGGATATTCTTAATCCCAACAACTCGGAGGTGTTTAGAACAGCTCTAGCAGTGGACAAGATTACAGGTTCCTGTGTAGGATGCCACGAACCTAAAAATGTAAAAGATTTACAGCAGAGGAAGTACCTGCATCCCTACACAAAGAAATATACCTCAGGGTTATTCTGCAAATCTTGTCTTAATGATCCAGACATTAAACTCCTTGTACGATGATGGCAACACGGAAAAAAGGGGAGCAAGACTCTCAAATAAAGTTCTCCCAGACCGAGAATAGCGGCATTCTACTAATGCCAAGACTTAATACGGCAATTTACTATGTAAATGGGATCACTGTTGACACGTTCCGAACAATAGATAAGACTGTAAAGGAAGTGGAAAAGTGGATCGAAGCAAAACGCAAGCATTATACCGACCTAAACAAATAACCTATGGAAATAGCAATTAAGAAATTGATCATTGTCAATTTTAAAAAGGTTAAAAACCTTACCGTTGATTTTAACCAGACAACAAGTATTTCTGGAGATAACGCAACCTGTAAGACTACAATATTCGATGCCTTTACGTGGCTTCTGTTCGGAAAGGATAGCCATGATAAGAAGGATTTCAACATTAAGACCTTAGACCCAACAGGTGTAGCAATACCAATGCTGAATCACGAAGTATCGGGGGTTCTCAGCGTGGATGGCGCACCTGTTGAACTAAGGCGATTATACGAGGAGGAGTGGACTAAGAAAAGAGGCTCTGAAATTGCGGAATTTACCGGACACAAAACATCATACTTCTATAATGGTATTCCTTTAAGCCAAAAGGAGTACCAGGTGAAAATAGACTCTATATGTAATGAGACTCTTTTTAAACTGATCACAAATCCTCTATTCTTTCCAAGTACCAAGTGGCAGGATCAGCGTAGTATTCTTTTCGATATTGCTGGAAATATCACAAACGAGGAGGTGGCTAGTTCCGATGTTCGCTTCAAGGAGTTACTGGATAGCCTTTCAGGAAAAAGCATTGAGGAGTATAAAAAACAGATTGCCTCCAAGAAAAAAGAGCTCAAAGACAAAATTACCCTCATCCCTTCAAGGGTAGATGAGGCCATGAGAATGATCCCCGAAAAGGTTGAAGGACTTGAAAAGGAGAAAGAGGAGTTAGTAAACTCTATTAGGGCTATTGATGAAGCTATGGCAGATACAAGGCGTAGCAATTTGGAGGCAGAGGGAAAAAGGAAGGAGCGTCAATCTAAAGTGGTTGAACTATCCAACAAGCAAATGGCTATTATACAGGATGCCTCCAAAAAGGAAAACGATCTTTACTACAAGGCCCTTAACCAGAAGGAAGAATTAAAAAGGGTGCTTAGTAGCCATGAATCAACTCTATCCCAATTAGAGAGCGAACATAACACCCTTATAAATAAAGGGAATACTCTAAGTTCATCTATCGAAATAAAAAGGGGTGACTTTGCCAAGGTAAAAGCAGAGGAGTACAGCTTTAAGGATAACGATCTTCAATGCCCTTTATGTAAAAGAGAGTATGAAAATCTGGAGAGTAAAAAAGAAACCCTGCTAAATGATTACAATAATCATAAGGCTAACAGCCTAAAAACTATCAACGAGGAAGGGTTAAAACTTAAAAATGAACTACTCGCCAACACAACTAAAATAAGCGAGATTAGTGCTGAAATATCCTCCTTGAAAACATTAATTGAGGAAAGCAAAACGCTCCTATCCACATTTAACAACCTTGAATTTAAAACGGTAGTTCCTCAAAATCTCCCAGAGTGGAATACTCTACAGCAGGAGATTGATACCATCAATTCTACCACTGTGGACACTACTGATATATCCGATCTTATATCTGAAAGACAGCTGTTGGATGTGAAACTAGGGGAGGTAAATAAGAAAATTCAAGTTCAGAGTTTAATCCCAGAGATCGAAAAGAGGGTAGAAGAGTTAAATAATCAGTTAAAAACCTTATCCCAAGAACTTGCCTCATTTGAGAAGGTTGAATTTATAATACAGGACTTCACCAAGGCTAAAATTGGCATGGTGGAAAATAGGATCAACTCACTTTTTGAAGTGGTGCGATTTAAACTATTCAACACTCAAATAAATGGAGGTGAAGAGGAAACCTGTGAAATATCGGTAGATGGAGTTCCTTTCTCTGACTTAAATACAGCCATGAAAACCTACGCTGGAATGGATGTGATCAATGCTATCTCAAAACACAAGGATGTGTACGCTCCTATATTCATTGATAATAGAGAATCAATAACCCGAATACCAAAAACACATGCTCAAATTATTAATCTTTTAAAGGTAACAGGGCAGAAAGAACTAATGGTGAAACATACAGAAGATTTAAAAACCGCTTAATAGTACAATTATGGAAGCAAAATTAGCAACAACGACAAGTTCGACACCCCAGGTGTTCAACTTTTTCAACCCAGAACATTTTGAAACCATGCAAAGGGTCTGTAAAATGTTCGCCAACTCAGAGTTGGTACCTGATATGTATAAAATCAGTAAGGATAACCCAGAGGCAAAGGCTGTGGCAAACTGCATGATTGCGGTAGAAATAGCCACAAGAATAGGTGCGTCTCCTTTAATGGTTATGCAAAACATGACTCCTATTTACGGTAAGCCTTCATGGAGTTCTAAGTTTTTAATCGCTACTGTAAATTCTTGCGGAAGATTTGAGGCTTTAATGTTTAAGTTCATAAACTTGGGAAAAGTAGGGAAAGTGAACTACACTGAATATGTGTGGGAGAATAGCAAAAAAGTTCAAAAGATTAGAGAGTTTGATGGAACTAATGTGGATAATTTAGAATGCATCGCCTTCACTAACTCAAAAGGGAATAACGTTATTTTAGAATCATCTCCTGTATCTATTTTAATGGCAATTAAAGAAGGATGGTACACGAAGAACGGCTCAAAATGGCCGACAATGACTCGTCAAATGTTAACATATAGAAGTGCTTCTTTTTGGACTTCCGCTTACGCTCCAGAATTATCAATGGGAATGAAAACCGTTGAAGAAATTAGAGACATTGAGGATGCGGAGTGCGAGGTAATCACCGATAAAAAAACAAGAGACAATGCCATACAAGAATTGGCTAACTCTCAAGAGATACCTATTCAAGAAATAGCAGAAGAACTAATTCCTGATAAAAAAACAGAAGAAGTAAAGAGTGACCCTAAACAAGAAGATATAGCCTTCTAATGGAACTAAGAGTACTTGGATCGAACAGTGCTGGCAATGGTTATATTCTAACCAATAATAGGGAAACCCTGCTGTTGGAGTGTGGAGTTAAACCATTGGAGGTGAAAAAATCACTTGATTTTGATATATCTACCATTGCTGGTGCTGTTGTTTCTCATTCTCACAACGATCATTCAAAGTACATTAAAGACTACCTAGAGCTAGGAATAGTGGTTGTATCCGGGGAGGAAACATTTGAGGCTAAAGGAATAGTTAACCACAACGCAAAACCAGTTAAGGCATTGAAGAGTTACAAACTGGGGAATTTCAAGATTATTCCTTTTGACTTAAAGCATGATGTTCCCTGTTTTGGATACCTGATTGATCACGATGAAATGGGAAGGTTGATATTTATTACAGATACATACCTATGCAAGTACACCTTCCCTAATGTTAACCACTGGCTAGTAGAGGCTAATTACTCCGATGATATACTAAGCAGAAGTAATTGTCCATACAAGAGGAGGGTTTACACCTCTCACATGAGTTTAGAAACTGCAAAATCTATGCTTTTAGCCAACGATCTATCCAAGACTGGGGTAATTGTACTGTGTCACCTTTCCGATGGTCATAGCGATGAGAAAAGGTTTGTTCAGGAGGTTCAGGAGCAGTTTGGAATTGCTGTAGTGGCCGCTAATAAAAATGTAACCGTTAATCTAACAAAGGTATGCTAGAGGAGTGCAATAATATACAGGCTTGGATGTACGAGGAGCGAGGTGATAGCCTAGCGGAGATAATAGAGCGAGGCAATACGGCCAACGATTACATTGCTAGAACTGGAGAAATGCTTGCCGATGCCAAGAGAATACTCAGGGAGAAGATGAGAAGTGAAATAATGAAAGACCTTATTGATGTGATTAATAAAACTCCCTACATGACCTCTAAAGCCATTAATGCCCTTGTAGAATCACTATGCAGTAACGAGCATTACTTGGTGGATAAACTCGAAAGGTTAAACCACTCCCTAGTTAAAGAGCATGAATGGTGCCGAACTAGAGTATCGTTAGCAAAACAGGAAATGCAGTATGATCTATTTGTAAATAAACCACGATGAGTCCAGTAGTTATAAAAAAACTAGACGAGGTATTCTCTGAGTTTATAAGACTTCGGGATGCCGATAGCAATGGAATTGTTCACTGTATATCGTGTAAAAACCCATTCCATTGGAAGAGTGTTGATGCTGGTCATTTTATTCCACGATCCAACATGGCTACTCGCTTTAATGAAATAAATGTAAACGGCCAATGTAAGGACTGTAACCAGTTTAAAAGCGGGAATACTGTTGCATACCTCCGAGGACTGAGAGAAAAATACGGACAACGAGGGGTAGATGAACTTATGGCCTACAAAAATCAAACTGCTAAAATTTCAGACAGTGAAGGCCAAGGAATGATTAAGGAGTACAAGGGAAAAATCAAAATATTAAAAGAGGAAAAGTACCAAGGATGTTAACCGAGGGTTATATCCCCCATAAACTAGGAGAAACTTCGCTTCTATGAGGGTTAAGAATAGTTGTTGATAATGAACCTAAGGATGTCTATGAAACATTTTCAACAAGGAATATAGCAGGGGGTATGTAAAAAGGAAACTGCAATTCTTAGCAAAGGGCGTTACCTCCACGATACGGAGGTTAATTTTAAAACTTAAAACTATGTATTTCAACACGACAAAACTAAAAGGTACTATACTTAGTCTTTTCGAGGAGAAGGCCAAGAACCAGGATGAGGATGTGCTAAGAGCATTTAGAATACTCAAAACAGCCTCCCCTTCGAAGGTGTATGATTACATACAAACCAAGAGTCCACTAACCTCCATCAGAAGGTCTATTTACAACCTGACCAAAGAGGGAAGATTGACTAAAACCGATAAAAAGGTCATCGGGAAATACGGCAGACCTGAATATGTATGGATTTTTAAAAACTGATATTATGGTAAACAAGGTTATTCTAGTCGGAAATGTAGGGAAAGAACCCGAAGTAAAACATCTTGATAGCGGAGTTTCTGTTGCTCGACTATCGCTTGCTACAAATGAAACATACACCGACAAATCGGGGAAAAAAGTAACGCAAACGGAATGGCATAATATTGTCATCTGGAGAGGATTGGCAGAGGTGGTGGAAAAATACGTTAAAAGCGGCCATCCTTTATACATTGAAGGGAAACTACGCTATTCTACCTACGAGGACAAAGAAGGCAAAAAACAGTACAGAACGGAGATTATTTGCGACAATTTAAGGATGCTTGGAGGTAAAAGCGACAAGCAAGAAGTAGAAGCGCAAGAACCCACTTTGCCTCCAACACAGGATTTTAATGTCAATGTTCCGGGCGATGATTTACCATTCTAACTCATATTATTATGGCTCTAAGAGATCAACCGTATTTGCCTCTTTTTATTCAAGATATAATGACTGATGAAAAGCTAAATGAATGTAGCGCATCAACTCATGGAATATACATAAAGGGGATAATGTGCTTAATGCACAAATCGGATGAGTATGGTAAACTTTTGTTAAAACAAAATTACAAACAAACTTCCGACACGAGTTTAAATTTTGGTTTGCAACTTACCAAACATTTGCCCTATTCACCGCAAGAAATAAAAATTGCCATTGATGAATTAATAAGAGAGCGTGTTTGTTTTTTTGAAGATGATTATTTGTGTCAAAAGCGCATGATTAGGGATAATGACATTAGTGAATCGAGGAGTAAGGCAGGAAAAAAAGGAGGTGGAAATCCAACATTTGTTAAAACAAAATCACAAACAAAACCACAAACAAACACTGAATATGAATATGAAAATGAATATGAAATTATAAATAATAAAAAGGAGCAAATTAAAATTTTGTGCAAGGATAATTTTGAAAGTGTTCTAACCGCATTTGGAAAGTGGAGGAATTATCTACTAAAACAGCACGAAGTTGTTCTACAGGAAAATGAGTTTACCTACGACATACTTCTGGATGCAATAAAGCGCATTGGTGCGGATAAATTAATTGAGGCGATAGATTATAGCATTGTATCCAGATTTAAGAAGATATACGAGCAAAAGGATTACCCTAAAAAAGAATCCAAACAAGACCAAACACACCCTAAAAAAGTTAATGACGCATGGAGCGAAAAGAAGAAAAAACTGGGAATAGAGGGGTAATTGAGCGTATTCAGTACATCCCTTTCAAAATGGAGTTAGCCTTGAAGTACTTCTATAAGATTTTAACCGCTTTTGAGCCTAACTACCGGATGAGCAAGTTTAATGAGCAGGTTGTAATTGATATTATCAACTATGTACACGGATCGGAAGGGAACTACGATAATAGCAAAGCAATAGGCTTTATAGGATCAACTGGAAGTGGAAAGACACTAACCATGAAAGCAATGATTGAGTACATGAAAATTGATGAGGTTAAATGCTTCTGTGGTGCAAGAGTTATTCCATTTTACCCTACAGAGATGATGAGCATTAGACAGTATCAGGGAATGTATGAAACAAACGGATACGATGGCTTAGAGGCAACATTTAGGAGGTTTAACATCATCGTGGACGAACTAGGCGCAGAGCGAGGAGCAAGTAAGCATTACGGCAATGAGATCAATATTGTTGAAGCAATCATTGAGGAACGGTATAGCCGGGGCAATATTACCAACTTCACCAGTAATTGCACCGAGGCAGAATTGGAGGAGAAGTATGGAGATAGAGTTTACTCCCGAATGAAGGAGAAAACAAACATCATTGAATTTTTAGACAAGGATTGGAGATTAGACAAATAACAACTTAACCTATAAACCTATGAGCGCAATTAAAGAATTTTTATCGTTTGTACTAGAGTACGGCAAGGCTAATATCAGAAATAGACGATTGATGGCCGCAGAAAGAATTGCTTTGCGATTAACCAACAAGGACAGAAGAACCCGGTATATAATCCGAGGTCGTGGAAATAAGTACATTATTTTCACCAATATGGAGGTTGATACCTTGAAAAACAGAGGAATCCTTCGGGCTGACCTGAATATTTACACGTTGTCGATTATATGCGACAGTGAAATAGCCTATTGTGGATCAAGAGGAGGGGCTTATATAAAAGGCAAACAAAATGGCTAATTCATACGGAGAAGTAATTATAGAATGTATCTGTAATTACTACACGATTAATCTGGAGGAGTACTACAGTAAACTGAAAATCAGGAAGAGAGAATTTGTTAACGCGAGACAGTTAACCATGTTCTTCCTGTTTGAGTTTACTCGTTACTCCCAGTCAAAGATTGGCAGTTTGGGTGGAGGAAAGGACCACGCCACTGCCATTCATGCAAAAAAAACTGTAATAAATCTTATTGACACAGATAAGGAGTACGCTAATACTGTTGACACTTTGAGGGAGATAATCAAGATAAGACTAGAACAGTTTGAGGCTCAACAACCAGTAGATAAAGAAAAAGCAGAGTATAAAGAGCCGGAGTTTATTAAATTAAGAAACATAACCATAGAGAAACGACTTGATGGGATGAGATGGCATATCATTATCGTTAAGAATGACAACAAGCCTATCACAGTTAATGATATTGTTTACGCCAAAGTAAAAGTCAACATAGGGAAAGAATTAACACTTCCCATCCCTGATTGCATTTCCAAATCCAACGAAATACACCTCTGGGAAGTCTAGTAAATTAGGTCACATTAAAAATATTTTGACAAACGTATTAAAATATATTGTATAAAATACATAAAATACAACAAAATACTATATATTTGTTTTCAAATAATAGACCAATGAGAATTGTACTAGCAATATTTACAGATCGTTTTGAGCCATATAGCGGCTTGAGTCCATTTATAAAAAATTATCCACAGTACTCCAAGTTAATTAACAGGATTAACGAGTCCTTATCAAGAAGGAAAAAGCCCTTCGAGCATGAAGAGTTTACGCTGTTAAGGCTTGATGTTAATAAACCAAAAACTTGTGAAGAGTTTCAGCCATTCGAGTGTGAGAATTATAGAGGTTGTTTTGAATGTCCTCACAGGGTAGTAAGCAAGGCAAAAGGCTGAACATTGGGTAATGAATGATTTCTCACAGTCATTCAAGAAGAGGAGGTTCGATTCCTCCTCCGGCCGCAAGGAAACAACCTCACTTTGTTTAAATCAAACACTAAAAGTTATGGAAGCTCAAGAATTAAGAATTGGAAATGTAGTGAATTACAGAGGAAAACAAATTGTTATCACTGCAATAAACGAAAAGGAGATATACTATAAGTATGGTTTTGCTTCAATAGAAGATCATAGCCCAATTCAACTAACGGCAGTATGGATTGACAAGTCTGGAGTGAATTACCTGAACGGTATTCATAACGACAATTTTAGCGGAATTATCACTGTACGCTATAACACCTTTGTAAAAAGGTATGAGGTGTTAATGGGTACCATCTCGATTAGGTTTATTGATTATGTACACCAGTTACAGAATATCTTTTATGAGTTAACTGGAGAAACCTTAAACATTAAACTTTAGGACCATGAAAAACCTAC